CGCGCTGAGCGTGATCAACAGCGGGTACGGCAACTACGGAGCCAACCTGACGAAAAAGAGCATGAGGGGATGGATGTACCACGGCGGCAGCGCCAAGGAGGACATCGAGGACAACATCGACATTCTGCGGCAGCGGAGCCGAGACGCTTACATGGGCATCCCAACGGCCACGGCGGCGCTGAAAACCATGCGGACGAACGTTGTAGCAGGCGGGTTGATGCCAGCACCGCAGCTCGACAGCGACTATCTGGGGCTGGACGAGGCGGCGGCGGAGAAGCTGCAAGCGCAGATCGTGCGGGAGTTCGCCCTGTGGGCGGACACGCCGATATGCGACGCGGAGCGGATGGACAACTTCTATCAGCTCCAGCAGCTCGCCTTTTTGAGTTACCTGATGAACGGCGACACCATCGCCCTGCTGCCTATGAAGCATCAGGCGGGAGCGCCGTATGACCTGCGTGTGCGGCTGATCGAGGCAGACCGGGTATGCAGCCCGGACGGCTTTGACAGGCTGATGCCCTGCACGGTGCAGGGCTACGAGGTGCAGAACATCGTGCAGGGCGTGGAAACCGACGCGGACGGCATGGTGACGGCCTACTGGATATGCAACCGGCATCCGCTGGGCAGCAACAGCGCCGTGGACGCGGCGGGGCTGACGTGGCAGAGAGTGGAAGCCTACGGCGATACAACCGGGCGGCGGAACGTGCTGCACATCATGAGCCGCGAGCGCATCGGCCAGCGGCGGGGCGTTCCTCTGCTGGCCCCTGTGCTGGAGAGCCTGAAACAGCTTGGACGCTACACGGACGCAGAGATCACGGCGGCGGTGATCAGCGCCATGTTCACGGTATTTGTGAAGTCACAAAACCCGTCGGACGGCAGGCCGTTCGGAGAAATGATACCGGCGGAGGAGCTGATCGACAGCGCCGACCAGAGCAGTATCGAGCTGGGGCCGGGGGCCATCATTGACCTGAACCCCGGCGAGGAGGTGCAGTTTGCAGACCCGAAGCACCCGAACACCGGGTACGACGAGTTTACCAACGCAACCATCCGCCTGATCGGCGCGGGACTGGAGATACCGCCGGAGGTGATGATGAAGCAGTTCACCACCAGCTATTCGGCAGCTCGCGGCGCACTCAACGAGTTCTGGCGCACCTGCAGTATGCAGCGGGACTGGTTCACGGACGATTTCTGCCAGCCGGTCTATGAGGAGTGGTTTGCAGAGGCGGTCGCCCGTGGGCGCATCCACGCGCCGGGCTTTTTCACCGATCCGGCGCGGCGCAAGGCGTACACGGCATGCGCGTGGAACGGCCCGGCACGGACAAACCTGAACCCCGTACAGGAGGTGGATGCCGCCATCAAGCGGGTGGATGCCGGTTTCAGCACGGCGCAGGAGGAGACGGCGCAAATGACCGGCGGGGACTACAACCGCAACATCAAACTGCGCGTGACGGAGGCCAAGCGCAAGCGCGAGGTGGACGAGATCGGAAAAGCGCAGACGGCGGGAGAATAGGAGGAAAACAGAAATGCCCGAAAACAAGAAATTCTGGAAATTCTGCAATCAGGCAGGAAACAAGGTGGAGTTGCTGCTTTACGGCGACATTTCGCAGACGAGCTGGTGGGGCGACGAGGTGACCCCGAAGCAGTTTGCGGAGGAGCTGGCCGGTCTGGGAGCGCTGGACGAGATCACGGTGCGCATCAACAGCGGCGGCGGCGACGTGTTCGCAGCGCAGGCCATCGGCAACCAGCTTGAACAGCACCCGGCGGCGGTGACGGCGAAGATCGACGGACTGTGCGCCAGTGCGGCAACCATCGTCGCCTGCCATTGCGGCAAGGTGATCGCCGCCAACGACAGCACCTACATGGTGCATCCGGTGCACATGGGCGCTCACGGCTACTACAACGCCGAGGAATTGCAGAAGTACATCGAGGCGATGAACGCCATCCGGGAAAGCATCGTGGGCCTGTATGCGAAAAAGACGGGCAGGGATAAGGACGAGGTGGCCGGATGGATGGACGAGACAAGCTGGTGGACGGCGGCGCAGGCCAAGGAAAACGGCTTTATCGACGAGCTGACGGGCGAGGCGGACGGCGCGGTGATCGAAAACCGGGACGGGATGCTGTTCGTCAACAGTGTCAACACACACCTGCCTTTCGACAAGGCACCCAACTTTGTACAAAGCAGCAAGGCAGCTCCCGCCTCCTGCTCTGTAAATAACAAATGCCATAAGGAGGTAACGAACATGGCAAACGAGATCAAGACCGTGGACGACCTGCGCGGGGCCTATCCCGCACTGGTCAATGAAATCGAGGAGGCGGCGGCGAACAAAGCGACGAGCGACGAGCGCCAGCGCATCCACGACATCGAGGACATGGCCCTGTCCGGCAGCGAGGCGCTGACGAATGAGGCCAAGTTCACAAAGCCGGTGAGCGCCAGCGAGTACGCTGTGGCCATGATGAAAGCTGCCAAGGAGAGCGGCAGCGCGTGGCTCAACGGAGCAAAGGCCGATGCCGACAAGAGCGGCATGGGCGGCGTGAAGAATGACGGCGGCACCGGCGGCGGTGCGGGCAAGCAGGACGAGTTCATGGACGCGATCAAGTCCATGGGCAAGAAGCAGTAAAGGAGGAGAAAGAACATGAGTATGGATTTGGCAAAAAAGACCTTTTCCACGCAGCCGGATTACCTGATCGCGGGTAATGCGGAGATCGTTACGGCGGTCAAGGAGGCATCCGCCGCATTGAAGCGCGGCGCTCCCGTGGTTCTCAGCGACGGCAAGCTGGCCGCCATCAGCGTGAGCGGCAGCAGCGCCCCCTACACCGTGAACACCACGGGCCTGTACGGTATTCTGGCAGAGGATGTCGCATCGGGCGAGGACGGCATTGTGTACCTCTCCGGCGAGTTCTTCGCCGATGCGCTGGTGCTGCCCGCCAACGCCACCGCTGCGGACGTGGAGGTTCCTCTGCGTAACCTCGGCATCTACTTGAAGTAAGGAGGAAGAAAGAATATGGCTAACGAAGTGAACATTTACTCCCCCCGCTATCTGGCGGAGGTGGTGAGACAGACCCCTGCCGTACACACCTATTTCCGCGACACCTTTTTCACCAACGTCAAGACGTTCGCTACCGAGCGCGTGGACATCGACCTTGTGAAAGGCGACCGCCGCATGGCGGCCTTTGTCCATCCCCGCGTGGGCGGAAAGGTGCTGAAAGCCAACGGCTACCAGACCGAGAGCTACAAGCCCCCGCTGATCAACCCCTACGACGTGACCACCGCTGACCAGCTCATGACCCGCCTGCCGGGCGAAGATCTGTACAGCGGCATGACCCCTGCGCAGAGGGCCGCGCAGAAGCTCATGGAGGAGTACGCCACGCTGAACGACGCGACCACGCGCCGTGAGGAGTGGATGGCGGTGCAGGCCATCGTGACCGGCACCATTCCCATTGTGGGAGAGGGCGTGAACGAGACCATCGACTTCGGCCTGACCAACAAGAAAACCCTGACCGGCGACAACAAGTGGGGCGGCACCAAGGCCGACATCCTCGGCAACCTCGGTGACTGGACGGATGCGGTGCTGCACGGCGGCTTTGCCAACGTGGACACCATCATCATGGGCAAGACGGCCAAGGCAAAGTTCTTTGCCGATGCCAACGTGCAGAAGATGCTGGACAACCGCCGCATGAACCTCGGCGAGATCGCCCCCCGCGACCTGCCCAACGGCGTGAAGTACCTCGGCCACCTGAATGACCCCAGCCTTGACATGTACGTTTACGGCGAGGTCTACTACGACGACTGGACTAACCCTGACGCGCCGGAGACCAAGCCCCTTATCCCGGACAACATGATCATCCTGATCAGCTCCAGACCCAACTACATGATGGCCTACGGTGCCTGCACCTACATCGAAGATGCATCCGGCCTGTGGGTGACCTCCCAGACCAGCCGCGTCCTGCGCAGCTATGTGGAGCACCATCCCGACCGCCGCATGGTGGAGCTGCAGGCGCACCCGCTGCCCATCCCCGACAAGGTGGATAGCTGGCTGGTGGCGACCGTGTGCTGACATGGCGCTGTTCGAGCTAAAGCAGGAATACAGCGGAGCGGAGGGGGCTGCCCCTCCGCTCACCTTTAAGGACTGTGCCGCAGCGGACATCGACGCGGCTTTCTTTGAGAAGGACGAACACGCGGACTGGCATACGGTTGACGGCAAGGACGCACTGGTGATCGTGGACGATCAACGGCTCAAAGAGCATAGCGCCCATTGGGAGGCGGGAGCCAAGCAGAACTTCGACACGGGACTGTATACGGCCTACACAGTGCTGTATATCCGCGTGAGCGACTACGGGCCGAAGCCGAAAGTGGGAAAGCACCTCGTTCTGGACAAAGGGACGAACCGGCAGCGGTCGTATACCATCCTCAACTGCGAGGAGGAGGCGGGCGTGTACCGCATTTCCATGGAAAGGACGCGGCAATGAGCAGAGTAACCTATGACGCAGGGAACCTGACCATCGAAGTGGACGGGCTGGACACCGTGGCGGCGGCGCTGGGCGATTTGAAGAAAAAGACCCCGGCGGCGGCCAAGGTAGCCATCAACGCCACGGCACGGCAGGCCCGCAAGCTGATGATCGCAAAGGCAAAGGCGCGGTACGCCGTGAACGCGGCGGGCAGGCGGCACCTAAAAGACCTTGTGCAACGGAAAAAGGCCAGCAACACCAGTTTGAGCGCAGAGCTGCACATCGCAAAGATGCGCAACGATCTCGGTTATTTCCAGCACAGGCCGACGGAGCGCTTTACCGGGCGCGAGGTTTTGCACCACGCGCCAAAGTATGTGAAAGCCCGTGTTCTGAAAGCCTCGTCCATGGCGGCGCTGACAGGCAATGCCAACATGAGCAAGGGCTTTCTTGTGCAGTTCAAGAGCGGCCACATCGGCATGGTGCAGCGACAGATCGGCTCCAGTTCCAGCCACACGGTCACGGAGCGGGGCCGCCCAAGGTGGCGAAACAAGGATGGTAAGGTGGAAAAGCTGGTGACGATGGGAAGCCCGTCGGCCTCGGCGATGCACTCTACCGTCTGGCCGATGGTGGAGCCGGAGGTGTCCGAGTATCTGCAAGACCGACTGATGGAGCAGACCGAACGGGTGCTGGCGCGAGCGGCGAGGAGGAAGTAAGCCATGAAGAACTATATGGATGCGGTGAGGGCCGCAGGCATCGGGCGAACTCCCCAGCTCTGCCAAGACGCGCTGATCGAAACGCTGGAGGAGCTTTTCGCCGGGAAGAAGTACAACGGCCAGCAGAGCCGCAAGGAGCTGAAAATCTTCAAGCAGGATTTGCCGGTGCCGGAGGACTATGACGCGGATGTGGACACGGACGCGGCGGCGGCCCCGTACATCGTTGTGCGCATGACAGGCGGCGAGATCAAGAACGACGACGGGCCGCAGGCGGTTGAGTTCAGCCTGATCGTGTGCGCCTACGACGAGGGCAAGGAACGAGAGGGCTATCAGGATGTTGCCAACATCAAGGAGGACATCGTGCAGCGGTTATGCACCAAGCCGTATTTCGGCGGGGCGTTCACCGTGCTGAAACCCATCGCGTGGGCCATGCAGCAGGACGACACCTACCCGTACTACTTCGGGGCGTGTTCGCTGACCTGCACCGCACCGGCCATGACACAGGACACAGAAATGGAGGAGCTGGTATGAGCAAGAAAAACGATAAGCTGGCGGCGGATGCCGCTGTGAGCGAGGCGACCATCCCGGCGGCGGAGACTGCTGCCGAGACTGCGGCCACGGAGCGGGAGAATACGAGCGTGACGCAGGTTTACTGCGGCCCCACGGTGCGCGGCGTTGCCAAGCAGTACACGGTGTTTCGCGGCGGCATCCCGGAGGCGCTGGAGGCGTTCATCGCCATTCACCCGGAGGCCGGGGCGCTGGTGGTGGACGTGAAGCGCTTTGCCGAGACGAGAAAGCGGCTGGAGACCGCAGGAACGGCGGAGGCCATTCTGTACGGCAAGATCAAATCCGAACTGTAAGGAGGAAGAAAGACTATGGCATACAAACACGGCGTATACACGAGCGAGGTTGCGACCAGCATGGTCGCGCCCATTACCGGCACGGCGGGCCTTCAGGTGATCGTAGGCACCGCCCCGGTGAATATGCTCAAAGACCCGGCGGCGGCGGTCAACGTGCCGCTGCTGGTGAACAGCTACAAGGAGGCCGTGGAGGCGGTGGGTTATCTGCCTGACTTCGCCAAATACACCCTCTGCGAGTGCATCAGCGCAAATTTCAGCGTTGTGGGTATCGCGCCCATGGTGCTGATTAATGTGCTTGACCCTGCCAAGCACAAGATCGCCATCACCGGCGGAACCGTTCAGGTGAACGACGGAGTGGCGGTGCTGGAGGAGACAGGCGTTCTGCTGGAGGGGCTGACCGTTAAGAGCGGCTCCGCCACGCTGACCGCAGGCACGGACTACACCACCACATGGAACGACGACGGTACGCTGAATATCGTGGTGCTTTCCACCGGCGCGGGTAAGGAAGCAACGAGCCTGACTGTGACCGGCAACAAGATCGACCCCAGCAAGGTGACGGCGGCGGACATCGTGGGCGGTGTGGACAGCTCCACCGGCAAGGAGACCGGCCTTGAGGTGGTACGTCAGGTCTATCCGAAGCTGTCCATGACCCCCGGCATCCTGCTGGCCCCGCGTTTCAGCAAGGACGCGACGGTGGCGGCGGCATTGCAGGCCAAGACCAAGCGCATCAACAGCGTGTTCGGCGCGGTGTGCGTTGTGGACATCGACAGCAGCAACACCGGCGCGACCAAGTACACCGCCGTCAAGACCACCAAGGAGGCGCAGGCGGTGAGCGACCCCAACGCCTACGCAGTCTGGCCCTTTGCCAAGGTGGGCAACACGGTCTACAGCGGCAGCGCACTTGCGGCGGCGCTGACGGCCTACACCGACGCACAGAACGACGACACGCCCAACGTCAGCCCCAGCAACAAGACCATCGCCGTTTCTGCGGCCTGCCTCGAAGATGGCACGGAGGTGGTGCTTGATCAGGAGCAGGCCAACACCGTGAACAGCTTCGGCGTGGCAACGTGGCTGAACATGAACGGTTTCCGCCTGTGGGGCAACAACACGGCGGCATACCCCGGCATCAGCGACCCGAAAGACCGCTGGTTCAGCGTCCGCCGTTTCCTGACATGGGCGGCCAACACGTTTATCCTGACCTACTTCCAGAAAGTGGACAGCCCCGCCAACAAGCGGCTGATCGAGGCCATCGTGGACAGCGAGAACGTGCGCGGCAACGGCTTTGTGGCCCGTGGTGTGTGCGCCCGCTATGAGATCACGTTCAACGAGGACGAGAACACCACCGCCGATCTGCTGGACGGCAAGATCACGTTCCACCAGTACATCACCCCGTTCACCCCTGCGGAGGACATCGAGGACATCATCGAGTTTGACCCCGACGCTCTTTCCGCCGCGCTGAACTGATAAGGGAGGGAAAAGAAGATGATTTCCAACAACTATATCCCGGAGAAGATCAATGAGTATAACGCCTATCTGGACGGCACGAAAATGATCGGCGTGGCCGCGTCGGTGACGCTGCCGGAGGTCAACATGAAAACCAGCACCGTTTCCGGCGTGGGCGTGAACGGCGAGCTGGACAGTCCCACCATCGGCCAGTTTGAGAGCATGGAGCAGGAAATCCAGTTCAACACGCTCTATAGCTCCGCCATGGATATGCTCTCTCCCCTGTCCACGGTGAACCTGACGCTGCGAGCCTCGCAGCAGGTCTACGACAAGCAGGGCGGCTACAACTTCAAGGGCCTGCGCGTGGTGGAGATCGGGCGCGTGAAGAAGTTCAACCCCGGCAAGGTGGAAAAGGGCGAGGCCATGGAGGCCACCGTGACGCTGGAGCTGACCTACCTGATGATCGAGGTGGACGGCCAGCAGCTCTTGGAGGTTGACAAGCTCAACGGCATCTACAAGGTCAACGGCACGGATATGCTGGCGGGCGTGAACAGCCTGATCTAACGGGCGCAAAACAATACGGCCTGTCCCTGCGAATACGGGGGCGGGCCGTGTTTTCACACAAAAAACAATGCTGAAAGGAGCGACAACCAATGGCAGAGGACAAGATCACGGCGGCAGAGACCGCAAACGAGGGGGTAAAAAAGAGCGAGAACATCGTGGAGCTGGCAAAGCCCTACGTGTTCGAGGGCAAGGAGTACGGAGAGATCGACCTGACGGGGCTGGAGAAGCTGACTGTGCAGGACGCTATCGACGTGCAGCGGCAGCTTTTCGGCGAGGGCGAGGCAGCGGCCTCGGTGCTGTGCGAGACCACGACAGCATTTGCCCGCGCCATGGCGGTCAAGGCCACCGGAATGCCCATTGAGTTTTTCAAGCTGATGCCTCGCGGCGCTTTCAAGCGCGTGGCAGGTGCGGTGCGCAGACACCTGAACGTGGAGAGCAGTACGGAAAACCATGTGATGCATCTGGAGCAGCCGCGCCATTACAAGGGCAAGGAATACAGGGACATCGACCTGAACGGCGTGGCCGATCTGAACACGCTGAATGAGAGCGAGGCGGAGAACCGCATGGCCCGCGAGGGCTTTGTGGTGACGGAGAACAGCACCAACTATCTGTACTCCTGCGTGATCGCCGCCATGGCGACGGGCATCCCGGAGGAGTTCTTTACTACGCTGCCCCTGTATGAGCTGCTGAAACTGAAAAACGCGGTGAACGACGCGGATTTTTTCGGATAAAGGGCGGAGCCAAGGCCCTGCGGAAAGCGGCTATCCGGCTGTCCTCGGTGACACGGACGGGCGTGGACTTCTATCTGAAAATGCCTGTCCGGGACTTTATTGAGCTGAATAGCGAGGTGGCGGAGGAATGGCGAACAATAAAACATTAGAGTTAAGCATCAAGATCGCCGGTAAGATGGACAAAAGCCTGATGGCGGCGCTGACCGGGAGCCAAAGCCAGATCAGCAGCTTTGCCCGCAGCATCAGCTCCATCGGAACGGCGGGACTTGCGGCCATGGGGACGCTGGCGACGGCGACTGTGGCGACCATCGCAAGCTGCACCAAGGAAGCGGCGAAGTTTGAAAACTACATGGCGGATGTGGTCAAGTATGTGGACGGTCTGGCAGATGCTACCGGAAAGATCAGCGACAAGGTGGCGGATAACGGCAAGACCTACGCGCAGAACTACGAGGCCATGAAGGACGCAATCAAGGATTTAAGCACACAAATCCCCTATACGCAGGAGGATTTGACACGCCTCGCCGCTGCGGCGGGACAGTCCGGCAAAGCCATGGAGGATTTGATCAAGATTGACGGCTCCGGCAATGTTACCGGTTTCCTGCGGGACATCGCCATGACCGGCGCGGCCATGGACATCAGCGCTGATCAGGCAGGCAACTGGGCCGCCAAGTGGGAGCAATCGCTGAAAATGACCCACGAGGAGGTCATGGTGCTCTTTGACCAGATCAACTATCTGGGCGCAAACAGCGCGACCACGGCGGCGGAAATCGCGGAGGCGGTCAATTCGGCGGCAAGCCTCGGCCAAGTGGGCGGCGTGAGCGCGGCCACAACGGCGGCGCTGGCGGATGCCATGCTGGCAACGGGCGTATCGACTGATCGCGTCGGCACCAGCATCAAGCGCATGATCGTGAATTTGAGCAAGGGCGCAAGTGCGACGAAAGCCCAGAAAGAACAGTTCGAGGAGATGGGCATGAGCGCGGAGTGGGTCGCCAAGGCCATGCAGGAGGACAGCGTGGGAACGCTGGATACCATCTTCAAGGCCATCAACGATCTGCCGCAGGAGCGACAGGTAGCGGCGCTATCCACACTGTTCGGCCAATGGGCCATTGAGGGCGGCGCGAAGATCGTCAACAATCTCGATGTGTACCGAAAGGCGCTGGAAATGGTGAGCGACCCAAGCCTGTACACGGGAAGCATGGAGCGGGAGTTCAACATCAAATCGCAGACCCCGGAGGCCATCGAGACCATGCTGAAAAGCACCAAGACGGCGCTGAAAATCGAGATCGGCGATGCGTTCCTCCCGGCGAAAAAACAGTTCAATCTCTCCATGATCGACTTTCTAAACAACATCCGAAAGAATATGCCGGAGCTGACGCAGCTTGCGGAGAGCTTGGGAACGCTGGCGAGCCGGGGCGTGGAGAAGCTGGGGAGCGCTATGGACACGGCGCTGCCGTACATCCAAAAGGGGCTTGACTACCTGATCAACAACGGCGAGCAGGTGGTGCGTGTGCTGGGCGGCATGGCGGCGGCGTTTGTTGGCATGAAGTTCGCCCCGGCGGCGGAGGCTATTTTCTCCAGCGGAAAGGGCGGACTTGCGGGCCTATTCAAGAGCGGCCAGAGTACGGGCGCGGCGGGCGCAGGGCTTTTCTCTGCGTTCCGGGGCGCATCGGGAAGCAACGGCTTCCGCACGACGCTGGGGGCAGCAATCTCCAGTCTGATCGGTGGAAACGGCATCAAGGGAACTACAGGGCTTTTGAGCGCGGCGGCGGGAACGCCGGGGCTGTTGTCCGGCTACCAAAGCGCGGGAAGCGTCCTACGGGGGGCAATCGGAAACAGCAAGACCGCGCAATGGCTGGGCGGCATCGGCTCGTCTCTCGGAAATCTCGGTGGGCTGTTCGCCAACAGCCGGGCCGGACAATTCGTGGGCGGTCTTATGGGAAAAGCGGGCGGTGCGCTGGGTAAGTTGACCATGCCGCTGCGGCAAGGCATCGCGGGCATTGGAGCGGCGGCTACCATTCAGGGCAGCATCTTTCAGCAGGGTCTTTCCGGCTTGCTGGGAAAAGCGGGAGGCGTGGTAAGCGGTATCGCAAACTCCGGTGCCGGGAAAGCCGTCGGGAGCATATTCGGCGGCGGGGCCGGTCTGCTGGGGAGTATCTATGGCCCTATTGCTGGCGGCCTCGGTAGTCTGCTGTCCGGGGCGCTGCCTATTGTGGGTGTGATCTCCGGCATCATCGCCGTGGTGAGCATCCTGACGGACAAGTTCGGCGGGCTGGACAAAATCGTGCAACGGGTGTTCGGCGACACGGGACTGGAAAAGTTTACGGTATTCAAGGACGCGCTGCTGGGATTGTTCGAGGACGGCGGTGTGGCAAAGGCGCTGCAACCGCTGCAGGAGAGCATCACCAATCTGTTCGGCGAAGACGCGGGCGCAGCCTTTGGAGGCATTACCACCATCCTGCAATCGGTGATGGGCGTGATCGGCCAGCTCGTGACATTTTCGCAGACGACGGTGCGGCCCATCATCGAAAGCATATTCGGCTTTATCACACAGACGGTGGTGCCGGTCATTCTGCAAACCATCACAGCGGCGGCTCCATCCATCGCATCCATCATCAGCGGCGTGGGTTCCGTGGTCATGACGGTGGCGCAGATCATCGGCGAGGCCATTCAGTTCCTTATGCCGATCATTCAGACGGTGATCACGGTGCTGCTACACATTGGTCAGGTAGTGGTTCCGGCGGTGCTGGCCGCCATCGGTGTCTTTGCCGAGGGCATCAGCAGCGCGATCAACGGGGTCAAGACCATCTTTGAGGGCGTGATCAACTTCATCACCGGCGTGTTCTCCGGCAACTGGCGTATGGCGTGGGAGGGTGTGAAATCCATCTTCGTGGGTATCTTCAATACGCTGGGCGCTCTGTTCAAGACCCCCATTAACGCGGTGATCGCCCTGATCAACAAGGCAATCGCAGGCATCAACAGTCTCGGCATTACCATCCCGGACTGGGTGCCGCTGCTGGGCGGCAAGTCGTTCTCCATCAACATCCCGGAAATCCCCATGCTTGCGCGAGGTGGCTTTACCAACGGCGCAAGCATCGCGGGCGAGGCCGGAACGGAGGCGGTGATCAGCTTCCAGCGGGCGGCCCGGCGGGACAATCTGGACATCTGGGCCAAGGCCGGGCAAATGCTGGGCGTGAAGCCGGTGGAGCTGGCGGAAATCGACGGCGGCGGCTCCGGCGGCGGAGGCGGCATGACCTTTGCGCCGGTGATCAACATTCAGGGCAGCGCCGACCGCAGCATGGTGGAGGAGGCTCTGGCCGAGGCACAGGCGCGGTTTGAAGCGTGGTATCTCCAGATGCAGCGCAGACAGGCCCGAACGGCATACTGACGGGAGGAAACGCGATGTACACGACCAAGAGCGGCGACACATGGGATGTGATCGCCAAGGAGGTATACGGCAGCGAGTACCACGCCGACGTGCTGATGGCGGCAAATCCGCAGGAGATCGACACGTTTATCTTCAACGCTGGGGTGGAGCTGAACACCCCAGCGCTGGAGGAGGAGCGGGACGGACTGATGCCGCCGTGGAAATACGAGGCGAGCTATGATTGAGACAAGACGGCTGGCGCTTGATGTGCGCTACAACAGCTATCCTTTTGCCGGGCAGGTGGGCGGAGACATCGAGAGCCTGACCTACACCGACAGCGCGGCGGACAACAGCGACAGCATCGACATCACCATCAACGCGCAGGACAGGAAATGGCTGCTGGGCTGGATGCCGGAAAAGGGCGCGACGCTGCGGGCGCGTATTCTCGGCTACAACTGGGAACGGCAGGGCCAGCGGAGCATCATGGAGTGCGGACTGTTTGTGCTGGACGATGTGAGCTTTTCGGACGCGCCGACGACCTTGCAGGTGGGCGGCGTAAGCAAGCCCAGCGACAGCGACTTTTCGGAGCTGGAGCGGGACGTAATCTGGAAGAACACCAGCATCAAGCGTATCGGTGCAAAGATCGCCGCGCGGTACGGCCTTGCGTTCACCTACGATGCCGACGACTACGACATCGAGTGCGACGAGCAGGACGGCACGGACAGCAGCTACTACAACGGCCTGTGCAAAAACTACGGACTTATCCTGAAAGTGTACGCCCGGCGGCTGTGGGTGTATGACCGGGAGAAGTACAAGGCAAAGCGGGCTGTGCGCACCTTTGACCGCTCGCAGATCAGGCCGGGGAGCTTCGGCTACACCACCACCCTGTCCGGCACCTATACCGGCGGGTACTTCAATTACACGGACGCGGACAAGGACATTGACATCGAGTGCAGCGTGGGCGGCGGCTCGCACACCAAGAGCGTGAACCGGCGGGCTACCAGCGTATACGATGCCAGCGTCCAGCTCTGCGCGGAGCTGAACAGCGCCAACCACGGGACGGTGAAGCTGCGCTTCGGCGTGGACGGAGACTGGAGGGTAAGCGCGGGAAACTGCATCGCGCTGACAGGCTTTGGAAACCTGAACGGAAAATACTTTGTGGACAAGGTGACGCACAAGGTTTCAAGCAACGGACTGACCACCGACTTTGAGTGCAGCGGTATCGGCCCGGCGTTTCATTCGTGGGACGTAGGCGGCAAGATCGTGTATCACGAAAAGACGGCGGACAGCGGCGTGAGCTATGACAGCACCTATGCTACCACCAGTCCGGCGGCGGGCGCAGCCAGCGCGGCGGCAGGCGGCGAGGCGGGACAGGCGATCACGCTGAACAAGGCTCCGCTGTATGTTTCCAGCACGGCAAAGAACAAGGCGGGAACCAAGACCGGCACCTACTGGCTATACGACGGCATTCTGATCAACGGGCGCTACCGCGTGACCAACAGCGCGACGCGGTGTGGAAAGCTGCCAGTGGGCCAGAACGTGACGGGCTGGGTGCCTGCGAGCTACTGCATCGCCAGCGAGGAGGCGAAAAAGTAATGGCGGGGACAAACCGAACCGGGCGCGTGAGCGCTATCGACTATAAGGCGGGAACCTATGAGGTGACCTACTTTGACCGGGGAAAAAGCGTGACCCGCCAGATCAACGCTATCAGCAACGGCGAGTACAAGATGCCAACCATCGGGCAGGTGGTGAGCGTGAGCCACAACAGCAACGGGGCTGCGGCGGGAACCACCACCGGAACGGTGTGGAACAAGACCAACACCCCGGCGGAGGGCTACAAGGGCCTGTTCCGAAAGGAGTACGCCGCGCGAAAGGGACTGGCTTATGAGCGCTACGACGAGAACACCGGCGTTTACACCCAGTATGTGAACCGACGGACAGGGCGCAACTGCAACGGCGAGATATACGACGAGGCAAAAGGCGCAATCAGCCTTGTGGCAGGCGGGCAGTTTCAGGCCAAGAGCAGCGCCGCCAGCATGAGCCTGAACGCCAAAACCGGCGTTGGCATCGTGGCGGGGACAACGGTGAGCATCGAGGCAGGAACCTTTGTGAGCATCGAGGCCGCAGGCGCTTTGAGTGTGACGGCGGGAGGCAAGTACACATTCGCCGCAAAAAAAGGCGCAAAGATCGAGGTAGAGGGTGGCGACGCGGAGATCACCATAAACGGCGCAACTGTAAAGGTGACGGAGGCCGGGGATGTGGAGATTGGAAGCCCCACCAAAATTAGCCTGACAGCCCCGGAGATCAACGCCACGGCGGCGAGCGGAGACATCACCATCAACGGCGTGAGCCTTGTGAACCACACGCACATGAGCGGCGCGGTGGGAAAGCCGGATAAGTAAGGAGGGGCGAAAAGTGGCATTGGGAAGCTACATGGGCATGACGTTCACGGTGAGCGACCGGCGCATCCTGACACCGAGCGGGCTGAAAGGCCAAGGGGGCAGCGATTGGGCGACCCACAACCGGACAGGCGCACGGGCGCGGAGCCAGTGGATTGCCCCGAAGCTGCGGAAATACCAGTTCGATCTTTTGCTGCGGGCGCAGGACGGGGTAAACCCGCGAAGCGTTCTGCGGCATTTTCAGCGCATGGCGGAGACCAACGCGGCGGACTGGTTCATCGTGGGCGGCTCGCCGGTATCGCCGTATCCGTTCAAGATCACGGACATAAGCGACGAGTGGGGCGCGGTGCTGCACGGCGGCGCGATGGTGGAGTGCAAGGTGAGCCTGACCATCGAGGAATACCTGTAAGGAGGCAGCCATGTTATCGACGGAAAACGCGGTGATCGAGATACTGCCGGGGAGCGCAAACGACAGTACGGCGGCGGAGGTGTACCGCAATTTGCAGGTGCTTTACGCCACGAGGGCCGGAGAGCAGGCGCTTGACAGGGAGTTCGGCATCGACGGGACGATTATCGACTGCCCGCAGGAAAATGCGCAAGTCCTGCTGGCGGCGGAGTATGTGCGCAAGACAGAACAGTATGAGCCACGGGCACGTGTCGTCCGTGTGGAATGGACTGCGGAAAAATCGCAGGACGGGAATATGATACCAAAGGTGGTGATCGAGCTTGTCTAATATCGCTGAATTGGCAAACTGCCCGGAGCTGAGTTTCATCGAAAGCATGACTTTGCAGGAGACGGAAGAACAGCTCCGCGAGCTGTACACCAAGTATTACCGGGAGGCCACAGGAAAGGAGCCGGAGATCGGCGAGGCCGACCCGCTGAACCTGCTGATGAAAGCCTTTTGCGCGATGGAGTATCAGACAATGCAGTACGCCGACGCAAAGGGACGGATGGAAATGCTGAAAACCAGTACCGGAGACGCGCTGGATGCGCTGGCCGCTCTTGTGGGGCTGACGCGCAAGGAGGCAAACCGGGCCACGGCGACGGTGCGCTTTACGCTTTCGGAAGCGCAAAGCGGCGCGACGGCCATTCCGACGGGAACGCGGGTCAAGAGCGAGGACGGGAAATACTTCAACACCGTGGAATACGGCGAGATAGCGGCGGGAGAGACCTACACCGATGTGGTGGTGCAGGCGGAGGAGGCTGGAGCGGATAGCAACGGCATTCTGTCCGGCGGCATCAAGATACTGGTTGACCCCATCGCCTATGTTGCCAGCGTGAGCAACATAACGCCAAGCACCGGCGGACTGGACGCAGAGGACGACGACAGCCTGACACGGCGCATCTACCTCGCCCCCAGCGTGTATAGCTGCGCCGGGCCGCGCGATGCCTATGAATACTACGCGCGGGAGTGGCGGGGTGATGTAGCCGACGTGCGCATCGTCAGCCCGCTGCCGGACGAGGTAAATATCTACTTCGTGATCGAGGACGAGAACGGATTGCGTGTCCCCAACAGCACGGAGCTGACGGCCATGGCGGCCTATCTGGACGACGAGACCATCCGCCCGCTGTGCGACAAGGTGACGGCGCTGGCCCCGGACGAGGTGGAATACGCCATCACCGTGAAATACTGGATCGCGGAAAGCGACCAGCGAAGCGTGAGCGAGATACAAAGCCGCATCGCGGCGGCGGTGGCGGACTTCCAGACATGGCAAAGAAAGCTGGGGAGGGACATCAACCCGACGGAGCTGATCGCCCGGCTGCGGGAAGCGGGAGCCAAGCGGGTAACGCTGACCGCCCCCGTAGACACCGTGATCGACACCACGGAGCTGCCGAAATGCACGGGGGCAACCGCCACCTATGGAGGGCTGGAGGATGATTAAGGGGCTGAAAGACGCGCAGATCACGGACGGTCTGCCGCGCGTCCTTGCGGAGCAGCCGTGGGTCAGGGCGCTGTCGCTGGCGATGCTGGAGCTGCACCGGAAAACGATGGACTACATCGACGCAAGCCAAGTCTATACCGCCATCGACACCGTGGCCGAGGAGGTGCTGGATGCGCTGGCCGTGAACTGGAAGATCGACTGGTACGACACAGGGTACGACATCGAGCAGAAGCGGCGCATCGTCAAGACGGCGCTGAACATCCGGCGAACAATGGGAACTGCGGGAGCTGCAAGAACGCAGGCCGACGCAATCTATCCGGGAACAAAGCTGGAGGAATGGTTTGAGTACGGCGGCACCCACGGAAAGTTCAGACTGCGGGTAAACATCACCACCGTGGAGGAGCGGCAGAAGTTCGCCGCCATGACTATCGAGGAGATCGAACGCAGGCTCGCCGCTGCCAAGAGGTTCAGCGCACATCTGGAGGAAGTGGAATATTACGATGCGGGCGGCACCGCAACGGCCTACGGCATCGCGGCTATGGCTGGCGCGGCGGTGGTTGACTTCGGAAGCGCATCGAAATTCTAAGTCAGGAGGAAACGAAAAGTGGCATGGAAAGGCGTTATCACCAACAGCGGCAGTGAGCTGCTGGCACAATGGACAGCGGGAAAGACGCTGACAATTACCCGCGCGGCGGCGGGAACGGGCCGTGTGAGTGAGGCAGCGATGCTGGCGCAGACGGCGCTTGTGAGTGAAAAGCAGACGGCAAGCATCCTGTCCAACAAGACAACGGCGCAGGGGCAAAAGCTGCAACTGCAAGTTACCCCGCTGGCAACAGGTTACCCCCTGAACCAGCTCGGTATCTGGGCAAAGCTGGGCAGCGGCGCGGCAAGGCTGATCGCCCTATTTCAGACGGATACGGACGCGGGCGTGGAAATCCCCAGCAAGACGGACGTGCCGGACTATGTGTACACATTCTACGGGCTGCTGGAGTTTACGGGCAGCGGCGGGACGCTGCAGGTGACCATCGACGCTTCGGCGCTGGTGACGGCAGAAAGCATGGCGGCTGCCATCAAGGCACACAACGAGGATGAAAACGCGCACGAGGGTATCCGTCAGGCCATTACGGACAAGCAGGACAAGATCACCGCCAGCGGTATCCTGAAAGGCGACGGCAAGGGCGGCGTTACGGCGCAGACGTTCGACACGGTGCCGACGGAGAACAGCGACAAGCTGCTGACCAGCGGTGCGGTGGCGGCGGCTCTTGCCAAAAAGGCGGGGCTGGGGACAGACGGAAAGGTGCCGGTCGGCCAGCTCCCTGTCAACACACCGGGCGGAGTGGCCGGACTGGGAGAGGACGGCAAGGTTGGCACCAACCAGCTCCCCATCAATACGCCGGGCGGCGTTGCGGGCATCGGAACGGACGGCAAGGTTGGCACCGGCCAGCTCCCTGTCAATACGCCGGGCGGCGTGGCAGGTCTCGGCGCGGACGGGAAGATGGACACCGATCAGCTCCCCATCAACGTGCCGAACGGCATCCCTACGCTGGGGGCAGACGGCAAGCTCAGCGCGGACAGTCTGCCGCAGGTGGGCATGACGGCGCAGATCGTTGTGACCGCGCCCACCGGCTCCACGGTGACGGCCACGCTGGGAACCAAGGTATACACCGCAACGGAGAGCGGCGGAAAATGGACGTTTGATGTGGAGGACTACGGAACATACACCATCAAGGCCACCAAGAACGGGCAGACTGCCACGGATACGGTGACGGTCTCTGTGGTGCAGCAGTACACGGCGACGCTCTCCTATTTCACCGCCACCATCCATGTGAGCATTGACAGCGGCTCCACCGTCACCTGCACCAAGGGAAGCAAGACGCAGAGCAAAACGGCATCTGCAACGGGGACGGTGGACTTCACCGTGACGGAAAGCGGCACCTACACCATCACCGCCACCAAGAACGGAGAGACGGCGGAGGATACCGCGACCATCACGGCGGACGGACAGACGGTAAATGTGAAGCTGGCCTATCGGCACATCTACGGCGTGGTGTGGGATGGAACCAGCACGACGGTGTGGAGCCGGACGGACGAGGCCGCCAGCTTCGTGAACCCGACCCCGTACCGGGCGGGGGCGACCAATTACGGAAGCCCATTTGACAACCTGTACCCGTGGAGCGGGATGGTGCGCGTGACGGATGCGGTGGCCGGTGAGCTGGTGGCTATCCCGAAGTTCTGGTACAAGTGGACAAAGAGCGGGAACAGCCTGAAACTCCAGATCGCGGATAAGGAAACGGACGGCTTTCACGTCTCACCAGCCCACGCCGACCGAGGGGACGGCAAGGGAGAGCGGGACATCGTGTACATTGGCCGCTATCACTGCAACACCAACAACTACAAGAGCCAGTCCGGCGTAAAGCCGAAAGCGAATATCACACGCAGCACGGCCCGCACGAGCATCCACAATCTGGGGAGCAACATCTGGCAGAGCGACATTCAGATGCGCATGACGATCTGGATGCTGTACCTTGTGGAGTTCGCAGACTGGAACAGCCAGAAAACCATCGGCAAGGGCTGCGGCAACAACAGCGCAACGGAGAATATGGGCTATACGGACAGTATGCCCTATCACACCGGAACGACGCTTGCGAGCCGGGACAGCTATGGCCTCGGTACGCAGTATCGCTACATCGAGGGCCTGTGGGACAACGTGTATGACTGGGGCGACGGCTGCTACTACAACAGCAACGGCCTGAACATCATCAACACGCCCAGCAGTTTCAGCGACAACAGCGGCGGCACCGCCGTGGGCGTTCCGTCGAGCGGATGGCCCAGCGCATTTACCGTGGCAACGGTGGCCGGTCTGGAATGGGTTATCTATCCCACGGCATCGGGCGGGAGTGAGACGACATATTCGGCGGATTACTGGAACTTCAATGCTTCCAACCCGTGTCTGTACTTCGGCGGTAACTATGGCCAGGTCGGGAACTACGGGCTGTTCTACGTGTACTACGCCAGCGCGTCCAACTCGTACGCTTACATCGGCTGCCGCCTCCAAAAACTCCCCTGACGGGGGAGTGCAGAGGGGGACGCATCCCCCTCTGCGTATCCTGCGGCCCGCAGGCCGCGCAAAAGGCTAACGGGTTTTCAGCCGCACAGGCGGCTTGAAAATACAGGGGATGACCGCGCACGCAGTCGGTGCCTTGCTTCTCGGTTCGGCGGATAACTGGAACTTCAATGCTTCCAACCCGTGTCTGTACTTCGGCGGTAACTATAACCAGAACGGGAACCACGGGCTGTTCTACGTGAACTACACCAGCGCGTCCAACTCGAACGCGAACATCGGCTGCCGCGTCCTTTTATGGACTGGCTACCCACCTCCACACCCGGCAACGCAAAGACCAACGCCGGGGCGCGGACATCCTCGGCACCCCTTGGTGCAGATAAGCCATCAGGACACGGTTTAGTACACTCCCGCAACCTGCGGGGGCGATGGAAAGACCGTGAGGCTAAAAGGAGGAAAACATTCCTGATGAAACGAGCAAACAACCTATTTCCAAAGCTGGTATCGGAAGAAAACCTGCGGCTGGCGATCTTCGCTGTGAACGTGACACACCGCTTCCATCCGCACCACAGGCCAAACCGGACAGTGGCACGGGTGGAGGCGGACGTTGACCGCTATGTAAAAGAGCTGCGGGAGATCATTACAGGCGGTTACGAGGCGAACGAGCCGAGGCTTGCGCGACGATGGGACAAGAGCGCCGGAAAGTGGCGGGACATATCGGAGCCGAGACTGTGGCCTGACCAGTATGTGCATCACGCGGTCATTCAGGTGTTGGAGCCGATCATGATGCGGGGCATGGACAATTTCTGCTGCGGGAGCATCCGAAACCGTGGCATCCATTACGGCGTTCGAGCCATCAAGAAGTGGATGCGGACAGACCAAAAAGGGACGAAGTATGCCGAGGAGCTGGACATCCACCATTTCTACGACAGCCTGACGGCGGAGGCGGTGATGAAGCGGCTCCGGCGGCTGGTGAAAGACCGGAGAATGCTGGAGGTATGCGAACGGCTGATGAAGCACGGCATTCTGATCGGCGCTTACTTTTCCCAATGGTTTGCCAACACGGTGCTGCAACCGCTTGACCGGCTGATACGGGAAAGCGGCCTGTGCGACCACTACCTGCGGTACATGGACAACTTTACCCTGTTCGGGCGGAACAAGCGGAAGCTGCGGCGGCTGCGGGAGCTGATCGAGAAATGGCTGGCGGCACACGGCCTGCGGCTGAACGGCAAGTGGCAGCTCTATCCGACGGCAAAGCGGACGGTGGCGGCGCTGGGGTATCGCTTCGGGCGAGGGTATACCCTGCTGCGGAAACGAAACATGGTGCGCCTGAAACATTCTCTTTCCGTCTGCCGCCGTACCATTCGGCGGCACCACGCGATCAAGCCAGCGTTGGCGCAGGGGCTTTTATCCAGACTGGGCCAGATGAAGCACTGCAATCACGTCCACTTTTTCCAGAACTATGTGGAGACGGGCTTGCAGCGGAAATTGAAATGCGTGGTCAGAGAACACGCAAGAAAGGAGCGGGCAAGATGGAATACGTCTACGGAACAAGCGTTATCGGCGGCGTAGAACGGGAAAACCTGAAAATCGTTGGTGGCCCCGCGCTGCGGGAGGGCGAATACCTGACCACGGTGCGGGAGTATGACGACAGCAGCATCACAGACCGCTGCCGCATCGACCGGCACTATCACAGCGACACGGACGAGGACGGGACGCGGTACGACTTCTATACCATCAGCGAGCATTACAGGTATGTGGAAAGGACAAAGTTGATGGAAGAAACGAGAAAGGCAACGGAGATCGCCTTTGTGACGCTGGCGGAGAGTGGAAGCATCGACGCTGTGACTGCGGGGGAGCATAAGAGCCTGTTTGAAACGTGGCAGACCGGCGTTGCTTACACGGTGGGGCAGCTACGCAACTGGGGGGACAAGCTGTACAAATGCGTACAGGCGCACACCTCACAGGCTGGATGGGAACCGGACAAGGCGGTGTCGCTTTGGTCGGCGGCATCTGACCCGGCGGAAGAATGGCCGGAATGGAGCCAGCCGGTGGGGGCGCATGACGCTTACGCAAAGGGCGACAAGGTGAGCCACAATGGAAAGCATTGGACATCAACGGCGGATGCCAATGTATGGGAACCGGGGGTATACGGCTGGACGGAGGCGACGGCGTGAGCAGCCATTTGCAGATCATCGCAGAGCTGGAGGCGCTTGTGGAAATGCAGGCGCGTACCGTCCGGGTGCTGGCGACACGCCTTGCGGAGCTGGGCGACACCGTGACCGGGCGAGACGAGATCGCGGAGGCCGACGAGGCATACCGCAGGGCCATCGGCGGGGACGAATGGCCGGAGTGAAAGCAGGAGGACAGGAAAATGTACATCGACGCGGACACCATCATTAAGGCGGCCAGCCTTTTGGGAGCAATCGGAGCGCTGGTCGCCGCCATTGTTTCCGTGTACAAGGTCATTGAGAGCAACAAAAAGCAGAGCGAGTTCATCAACGCCATTCAGGAGGAGCAGACGCTTATCTGCTATGGCCTGCGCGGCGCGTTGCAGGGGCTTGTGGAGCAGGGGTGCAACGGGCCGTGCAAGGATGCGCTGGACAAACTGGATAAGCACCTGAATAAAAGCGCGCACCCGCACATCAAGGAGGACTGACATGGCGGGAAAACGAACGCAGGCAAAGGCGAAAGGCCGGAAGAAGCGCATGGGAACCATGGACTTTATTCTGCTGATCGTCTTTTTGTGTCTGACGGTATTCACGATTGCCATGATCGCGCTGTTTACCGTGTACGGCTCCGTGCCGGATACGCTGATCACCTGTGTGTTTGCCACGCTGGGCGGCGAGTGCGGCATCCTCGGCTGGATAAAAACCACCAAGGAGAAGAAGCGGGACAGGCGGTGGCAGCTTGCGGACATGAGACGGGAAAAGGAGGAGGCGGAACGGATTGCACAGCAGACAGAAGAACCGTGAGGAGGGATAGATCATGCTGGCAGGAAAGAACAACGAGGAGAAAATCTGGAATTATCTGAAAAGCGCGGGGCTGAACGACTTCGGCACCGCCGGTCTGATGGGAAACCTGTATGCGGAGAGCGGCCTTATCCCGAACAACGTGGAGAACCTATACGAAAAGAGGCTTGGCGTGACCGACGCAAGCTATACGGCGGCGGTGGACAGCGGCAAGTATCAGTTCTTCGCAACGGATAAGGCGGGCTATGGCCTCGCCCAATGGACATACTGCTCCCGCAAGGCAGAGCTGCTGGACTATGCCCAATGCTGCCGAAAGAGCATCGGCGATCTGGAAATGCAGCTTGATTTCCTGATGAAAGAGCTGCGGGAGGGCTATAAGGCGGTGCTGGCCGTGCTGAAAACGGCTGGAAGCATCCGGGCAGCATCGGACGCGGTGCTGCTGAAATTTGAGCGCCCGGCAGATCAGAGCGAGGCGGCGCAGGCCCGGCGAGCTGCGTTCGGCCAGAAGTATTACGACAAGTATGCGGCAGGGAGCGCCGCAGGAAGCGGAGGAAAGCCTATGACGGAACAGGAACAGCGGCAGAAGATCGTGAGCATCGCACAGAGCTACATCGGATGCAAAGAGAGCGACGGAAGCCACAGGAAGATCATCGACCTGTACAACAGTCACAAGCCGCTGGCCCGTGGCTACGCCGTGAAGTACACGGACGCATGGTGCAGCACGTTCGCAAGCGCCGTCGCTATCGCGGCGGGAATGACCGACATCATCCCGACGGAGTGCGGCTGCGGAAAGCACATCGAGCTGTTCAAGAAGCTGGGGAGCTGGCAGGAGGACGACGCTTATGTGCCGAAGCCCGGCGACTATATTTTCTACGACTGGCAGGACAGCGGCGTGGGAGACTGCACCGGCAGCGCCGATCATGTGGGCATCGTGGAAAAGGTCAGCGGGACAAGCATCACCGTCATTGAGGGCAACTACTCCGACAGCGTGAAGCGCCGCACCATTTCTGTGAACGGACGGTACATTCGCGGCTACGGCGTACCGAAGTACGGCGGAAAGGAGGCGACCGGCGGCGGGACTGCGGCGGACGCTGCACCGGCCAAGGGCGGCGGGTGCAAGGTGGGCGACATCGTGACATTCACCGGCGAGAGGCACTACACCAGCGCAAACAGCACCGTGGGCAAACCGTGCAAGCCGGGCAAGGCCAAGGTGACGCAGGTGTACCAGCCGCTTGTGAGCAGGCATCCGTATCACCTTGTCGCCGTGAGCGGCGGCGGAAGCACCGTGTACGGCTGGGTGGACGCGGCGGACATCAAGACCGAAGCGGCGGCGCTGGCCGTGGGCGATCAGGTGACGATGGACAAGGCCGCCACAGTCTACGGCACCACGCGCAAATTCTCCTCGTGGGTGTACAGCGCAAAGCTGTATGTCCGGGCAATCAGCGGCGACCGCATTTCAGTTTCCACGCTGAAAAGCGGCGCAATCACAGGAAACGTGGACAAGAAATATCTGACGAAAGTGTAAGGAGGTACACACCATGACACAGATCATTCCCGACATCATCAACATTGTCATTGAGGCCATTTTTGCCATCCTCGGCCTGTTCTTCACCGGCGTGGCCGTTCCGTGGCTGATCAAGACCGGCATCCCTTGGCTGAAAGACAAGCGCCTGTACGGCATTGTCACCGTTCTGGTCAAGGCGGCGGAGAAGCAGCGCGAGGCCGGTGCGCTACCCATCCCGAAGTACGATTATGTGGTGCAGATGCTTGAAGCAAAGGGAATTAAGGTCACGGCGGAGGTAAAGGCCATGATCGAGGCGGCGGTTAAGGAACTGGACATCGCGGTTGACAGCACTATCGGTACGCTGGGCGGCATCTTTGTGGAGGACAACCCCGGAAAGACGGATGGGGAAAAGGAACTGAATAACTGAAATTACCCCCGGCTGCTATACTCATAGATATAGCAGCCGGGGGATTTTTTGTGCGCATACGCCGAAAAAATGCTGTTGCACAATGCTGGTTTTGTGGGTATCATAATAAGACAAAAAGCGACAGAGCGGAACAGGAACGCCGACACCGCCCTGCGCGGGTGAGCGAGAGAGGAGGCTTTACGGTGCAGACCGGAGGACGAACATTTAAGCATCTGACCAAGAACGACAGGCTGCGCATTGAGAAGTGGCAGCGCAGGGGCTTGAAGCCGCCACAGATCGCGGAGAAGCTGCGCGTCCACGTTTCCACCATCTACCGGGAGTTGAAGCGCGGGGAGTATGAGCGGCTGGACGGGGAGACGTGGGAAATGGTGACGGCGTACAGCCCGGACATCGCGGAGGCGCGATACCAAAGCAATCTGCGGGAGAAAGGGCCGGACTTGAAGATCGGAAAAGATCACGAGCTGGCAAACTACATTGAGACAACAATCACGGAGCGGGAGTGCAGCCCTGCCGCTGTCCTTGGATATGCAATGCTGGAGGGGCGGACATTCGAGACCTCTGTTTCCGTGACGACGATCTACAGCTACATCAAAAAGGGTCTCTTTCTCCACATCACACAGGTGGATTTGCCGCGCCGGGGCAAGGTGAAGCAGAAATACAAAAAGGTCAAGACCAAGAAAGATCAGGCGCGGGCCTCTGCGGGTGAGAGCATTGAGCAACGCCCGCCGGAGGTGGAGAGCCGCGAGGAGTTCGGGCATTGGGAGGGCGACACCGTGTACAGCGGAAAGGGCAAGTGCAAGACCACCAGCGCCCTGCTGACCCTGAATGAGCGCAAGACGCGAAAAGACATCATTATAGGAATACCGAACAGAAAGGCGGAAACCGTGGTCAAGGCGCTGGATGCGCTGGAGCGGAAATGCGGTGCCAGACGGTTCAGGGCAATCTTCAAAAGCATCACCTTTGACAACGGCTCGGAATTTTCGGCGGCGGAGGTGCTGGAGCGGAGCGCCGTCAATAAGACCATCCCGCGCACCAAGGTATACTACTGCCATCCGTATTCCTCGTGGGAACGGGGGAGTAACGAGAACGCCAACAGCATGATCAGGCGGCGGCATCCGAAAGGCACAGATTTCTCCAAGGTCAGCGCGGCGGAGATCGCGGCCACGGAGGAATGGATTAACAACTATCCTCGAAAAATCTTAGGGTACAAGAGCAGCGAGGTCATGTTCCGGGAGTGCCTGCGGGAGATCGGGCTGATCGCGTAACAGGAAGAAACCAGCACAGAGGACAATCAAAGGGAGAGGATGTGAGTGGAGCGGAACACGGGGAACAGAACAGGAAAACACGCAGGCTGCCGACCATGGGACATGACGGCGGCCATGTTGGCTTGTCAAAATTAGACAAAACAAGAAGTGAAAAATTGTGCGCATTTAATGCTTGACTTTTGTCCCGGCGCGAAGCCACGCGAAAAGTAGGCGTAGCTGCGGTTCGCAGACCCGTCCGTGCTCACACAGCAGAAGGCGTACGCGTTGCTCGCATACACGGAGCGGAGCCACCAGTAGCAGGCGCTCGTCGTTGCCGTGTGCTGGTACTTGACCTTGCTATTACCGTTCCTGTAATAGTCGTACTGCTTCTGGTAGTTCGCCTCGGCGCTGTTCGCGTAGCTTCTCGTACCCTGGACCTCCATCTCACTCAGCAGCCAGATTTTGTCCGAGGTCGCGGTCACGTAGCTCGCGGTGTTGGAGCCGCCGCCCGTGTTGTCGCTGTACTTCGTGCAGGCCGCGATGATGTTCTGCCAGGCCGTCGGCAGGGCCGCCAGGAACGCCGGGCAGATGGTCTTGCGCATATAGCTGTTGTTCCATCCGCCGGAGTTGGTGTTGCTGGTGTTCATGCAGAAGCCCGTGCTGGTCGAGCCGTAGCTGTTCACGAACGCGATGTCCACACCAGCCGCCGTCTTGCCGAACTGGAAGTGGATGCTGTTTCCGCCCTCCACGCTGCTGTTGTGGTTGAAGCCCAGGATGAAGGCGTACACGGTGTTGTTATAGCTCAGTCCTCCGAAAGAGCCATTGACCGCGATACCCACCTTGTCGCCCACGCTCCAATAGTTCGCCGCCTGGCCGGACTTGGCCGCCGCCGCGATGATGTCCGGCGTGTTGTTCGCCAGGCTCGTGTCGGGCAGGCTGACCGTCACGTTGATGGTCTTGTCGCTGGGCGCGGTGTGGTTGGTGCCCGCCGCCACCTTCACGGTGATCTTGGCGGTGCCCGCCTTGAGGCCGGTGATCTTCACGCTGGTGCCACTCACCTCCACCCTTGCCGTGGCGGTGTTGCTGGACGTGGCGCTGATCACGCCGTCGCCCGCGCGGGTCACGGCCACGCTCTCCGTCAGCGAGGAGATGTTCAGCGTCACGCTGCTCTTTGCCAGCGTCAGACTGCCCGCCGCCTTGCCGATGGCCCAGGTCACGCTCTTGGCGCTGGTGCTGCCGTCGGACCACTGGTAGTTGGCCTTCGGCGTGAAGGTCGCGGCATAGCTTCCCGCGTTGGTGGCGGTGCTCGTCCCGCCGATGGTCAGCTTATTGCTGTCGTAGTTGCTCCACTGGGGAGACTGTGCGCTTCCCGTGTAGGTCAGCGTCCCGCTCTGCGCGGGTACGGACAGGCTGGCCTTGCTGATCGTCCAGGTCACGCTCTTGGCGGTCTTGGTGCCGTCGGCCCACTCGTAGCCCTCCTTGGGCGTGAAGGTCGCAGCGTAGTTGCCTGCGTTGGTGCCGCTGGTCGTTCCGCCGATGGTCAGCTTCTCCGTGTCGTACCCGTTCCACGAGGGGGACTGTGCCGCGCCCGTGTACGTCAAGATGCCCGCCTGGGTGGGTACGCTGTTGATCACGCTGGTCAGCTTGGTCACGGCTTTCAGCGCGTCGTTCGCCGCCTTCTGCGCGTTGCTCGCCGCAGTCTTGGCCTCGTTGGCCGCCGTGTTGGCGCTGTTCGCGCTCTCCTCGGCGGCACTGGCGGCGCTGGCGGCAGCCGTCGCGGCACCGGCGGCGGTGTTGGCCGCATCCAGGGCCGCGTCCGCCTTGCTGTCCGCGTTGCCCGCCGCCGTCTCGGCGTCAGCAGCCTTCTGCATGGCGGCGTCCGCCGTTTTCCCGGCGCTCTCTGCGGTGCGCTGGGCGGCCTCAGCCGCTTCCTTGGCCGCCTGAGCGGCCTGCTTCGCCTCTACGGCGTCCATCCCGGCAGCGCCGGGAACATTCACTTGTCCTAATGCCATGTATTACTCCTTCCCGCTGCGCAGCCAGTATTCCGCCGTAATGGCCTCCGTCGGTGCCTTCATAGCGCGCAGCCTGATTTTCCCCTCTGTCGTCTCGCTGGTCGGGCACAGGCCGCACACCGTCGCCGCATCCAGGCTTTCGCGGCTGATCGTCACGTCCGCCCGGTGCTTTGCGGTCACGTCCGCCGCCGCGATGTCGTAGTAGAAGGGATAGGATGCCTCGGTTCCTTCCTCGTCGGTCTCCCCGATCTCCTCGGAGGCCCACCCCTCCGTCGGAATAGTGATACTGACGGGCGAAACCTTGTTTTCCTTGCCGACTTCCAACTTGTCCAGCCGCTCGTCGGCCTTGGTCATAAAGCCTTTGAACTGTTCCAGAGTTACGTTCTTCTCGTCAGCCAACTGGGTTTCACCTCCTGATAAGCGAGCCGGGGCATTTCGCCCCGGCCCTGGTATTCGTTTCTGACGTGAGGAGGTGCCTTAGCCCTCGCTGGGGGTCCAGACCTCATTCATGGCGGCGTTGAACTCGGTGTCGGTGGCCTGAGCACCGGCAACGGCGGTGGCGGCGGCCTGCTGGGCCTCCTCGTCGGTGGCGTAGGCGTCCATGCTGGCCTTATCCATCTTGGCCGCCAGCTTGTCGTCCACTTCCTTCTTGGTGTAGACGTTGGCAACAGCGGTCTCAAGGGCGGTCACACGCGCAACGGCGGCGGTCAGGTCGTCGTCGGTGGCGTACTGGTCGATGTTCAGCGCGGCGATGGCGGTGCTGATGGCGGAGGTCACGTCGGCTGTCTTGGCGTACTCGCTCAGATCGACGGTGGTATCATCCAGCAGGACGACGCTCTCGCCGACCTTGGCGTAGATGTCATAGTGCTTGGTCTTGCTGTTCATGTACAGGTACATGACGTTGGCCTGAGCCTCGAAGCCCTCAGCGGTGGGGTCGGTCTCAGCGACCTCGAAATGAGCGTGGCCGGAGGCAGCGATAGCGGCCTGGACCTGCTCGGCGGTCTGATAACCGGCCTTCTCGATGTCGCCCACGCGGACGGTCAGGGCGTCCAGATCGGCCTTGGTGGCCTTCGCGGCGATAGAGGCTTTCAGAGCCTCGCCCAGCTCGTCCTCGGTGATCTCGGACTTGTAGGCCAGAGCGGCCAGGCCCTTGATGGCAACAGCAGCGCCGTTGACGGAGATGGTGCCGTTCTCCTCGCCGGAGGCGATCAGGATGTCAACCATCTTGTCGGAGATAGCCAGGGCAGCGCCGTTGACCTTGACGCCTTCGAGGATGTTGGCCTCGCCACCGGCGGCGACCAGGTTATCGACCTTGGTGGTGACCGTTTCCAGCTTAGTACCCAGGGCGGCGTCTTCGGACTTGACCTTGTTGGCAAGCACCTTGATCTGTTCGAGATTTACGAATTTGGACATATTTTTGTCCTCCTTAAAAAATATTCAATTTCGGGGATGCCCCCGGAATTGTCGATAAAAATACCGCCGCTTCAAGCGACGGTGCTATGGGATTGTGGGGCGGCTTATTTGCCGTCCTCTGCGCCGAACACTTCGTTCAGCGCGCCGGTGGTCTCCTCAGTGTTGGCCGCATCGACCGACAGCTTGCCCTCGTTGTCCACGGTCAGGCCGTCGCCCACCTTCACGCCGCCCAGGCGGAAGGGGGTTGCCGTCGGCAGGGTGTAGCTCCCGTCGCCGCTCTTGCCTCCGCCGCCCTGGCCGACCAGCAGCACGCTTCCGGTCAGCTCGCCGTCCGGCACCTTCATCGCCCAAAAGCGCAGCACGCCGCTCGCGGTCTCCACCGTGGGGCACAGCTCGCACGCCTTGGCCGCCGCCAGGCACGCCTTGTCCAGCGTTGCGATGGGCGTGTGCATGGCGGTCGCCTCGTCGCACACCACATCAGCCCGGCACGGGTAGGTGCCGCCGCCCTCGTCGTCCTCCGCGCCGCCCGCGCTCTGCCATGCCTCGTGTGGGATGGTAAAGGCCGCGCACACGGCGCTCGCCGTGTCGGTGGTCGGGTCCAGCGTAAAGGTCAGTGCGTCGCTGTTGGTCATAACGATGTGCATGAGAATGGTCAGCGCAGCGGCGATGCCGTCCTCGATGGCTGCCTTCTCCGTGTCCGGCAGGTTGCACACGGCGATCATGTCGCCCTCGTCGTCGATCAGGGCAGCTTCACGCGCGGTGAAGCCTCCCACGGTCCCCGGCAGCACGAACTTCACGTCTACCATGTTAGAGGATTTGCTGTTGATCTCTTTGCTGGCGATGGCCCCGCGCCACACCTCATGCACCAGCGCGGTCATATCCGCCGTGGGCAGGTAGTAGCTTCCGCCGCCGTCGCCCACCGCCGCCATGACGACGTTGACCTTCTTGCCGTTCAGAATAGCGTTGGTCATTTTCTCTTTGCCGATGTCGGTCACGAGGGTCTTGTACTTTCGGTCCTGTTTGGTGACAACTACGTTTTCAGTGTCCATTTCATCCTCCCCCTTCCGGGTATATTTCAACGACCTGGCTCGCAGCGGTCCCGCCGCCCCGGTCCAGCTCTGTCGTTGCTTCGATTTGCTCGGTCAGCTCCGGCCAGACCTCAAGCGCCTGGTCCGTGTGCGCCGCGCCGCCGGTGTGCCGCGTCACGGTGATCTCCACCACCGCCGCCAGCTCCGGCCATACCTCCACGGCCTGCGCGGTGCTCGCGGCTCCGCCGGTGTGCCGGTATGTCAGGATTTCCAGCGCCTCCGTCAGCTCCGGCCAGACCTCCGCCGTTTGGCTCATGCTGGCCGCGCCGCCAGTCAAGCGCTCGCTTGTCACTTCCAGCTCGCTCACAAGCTCCGGCCATACCTCGATGATCTGGCTCATGGAGCAGCACCCGCCCGTGATTACCACGGCTTCGCACTCATGCTGAATGTCGATCATGTCCAGGTGGCTGCGCTCGTTCTTCGTGGTCAGGATGCCGGTCTTGAGCCGCCGGTATTCCGCCGCCGTGATGCCTTCCTTCGGCAGCGGCAGGCTCACCCGGAAGCAGCCCGGCCTCCCGTCGTACTGGAACCACTCCGTCACGGTGGCCTCCGGGTAGATGGCGTGCACCTGCAGCTTCACCGCCGCCGCTGTGCCCATCAGCCGCCGGACCGTCAGCGCCGTCTTCACGATGCGGCGCTTCTGCTCCACCGTCAGTTCGGTGTCGTACCAGTCAATCTTCCAGTCCACGGCCAGTACATCCAGCACCGTCTCCGGCGCAGTGTCCAGCCGTGTGTAGATTTGGCTCTCGTCGGTGTAGTCCAGCGTCTTCCCCAGGGCCAGCCCCAGGGCCTCGGACAGGGCGATCACCCATTCCTGTCTCGCCAACACCCTCGGAAGGCCGTCTGTAATGCGGGCTTGACGCAGACTTTTAATCATCCTCAAGCCCTCCGTAGGTCACGGTGCGCGTGTTCCGCTTCGGGAGCTGCGTTTTTTCAATCACGATGTCCGCCGGGGCCGCCAGCTTCACGCGCTTGGCTCCCGCTGCGCGGACCCGGTACACAAGCTCGGTCGGGTTGATGTCCCGTCCCATCTTGCGCTGCCAGCTCTCGTAGGCGTCCACCGCCGCCTCCACCTGGGCCTGAATGGTGCCCGCGCTCTTTTGGTCGTTGCTGGCGATCCAGTAGGTCAGGCTGATGTCGTAGGGGACCTCCTCCGCCGCCGGGCAGCTCACGATGTCCGTCAGCGGGCGGATGGTGTCGCCGTTGAGGTAGGCGGCCAGCTCCTCCCGCTCCGTCTCCGTGGGCAGCACGCCGCCGTCCAGCACCACATAAACGTGCACCACGCACGGCTCCGGGCTGACGATCTGCACGTCGTCCACGTCCGTCCGCCATTCCTTCACATAGTAGGCATAGGCGTCTCGCGGTCCGGCACAGGAGTATTTGCTGGGGGCCAGCCACACCCGTTCCGTCAGACCGTCGTCGTCCTCGATGTCCAGTCCGCCCGTGCTCGCCTCGATGCTCTCCACGCTCGCAACGTAGGGGATGGGGTCCACCAGCGTGTCGATCTCTCCGGCGGCGATGCCGCTGCTCTCTGCTCCGGCCTCCTCCGCCTGCACGTCCACGTCCACGGTCAGCTCGCCCGCCGTGACTTCCGCGTAGTCCACGGTGTTGAAGTATTTCCCGTCCTGGGTCTTCACCCGTGTGCCCGCCGGAATGGCCGTCGGCTCGCTCCGCTGGCCGGACAGCGTGAAGCGCACGATGCACGTGGCCCTCCTGGCCTCCTGCCGCGTAATGCCGAACAGGGCCGCCAGTGCGTCCAGCGCGTCGCCGGTCGAGGTCTTCAAAAGCTCCGCCCGGCCCTTGGCCTCCACATACTGCATCACCTGGTAGAGCACAAGGCTGAACGACTTGATGATCAGGTTCTTCGCGTCCGCCTCGCCCAGCTCCGCGTCCTGCCCGGTAAGCTCCTTGAAGATGCGCGTGTAGTTTGCCCGCACAAGCTCCTCAGTCTCCTGCAGGCTCATGTTTTCGATGAAGCTGATCTCCGGCACGTTTGCCAGCTCTTTGATATTAGACAAAGCTCACCACCACCTTCGGGACGATGCCGCCGTCCCTGGCATGATTTTGGGTCCATTCCACACGCATGACCCGGACCCGTGGCTCATACTGTTTTGTTTTCCGCACGAACTCCGCCGTCAGCAGCGCCTTCGCCGCCTCCTGCGGGTTGTCCAGAATGTTGATGTCGATGCCGAACTCGCGGTCGAGGGCCTGTTCCCCCGTCTCCGTGCCGTAGAGCACCTGTAGATTTCGGTAGACTTCCTGTGCCGTCTGGTCGTCCACGCTCCCGGCCTCGATCTCGACGATGGTATCCTCAATGTAGATCACGGCTTGCCCTCCCTTATGTGTATTCCTCGATGTTCAGGCTCACCCGGCACTCGATCAGCGCGCCGCCGTTGAGCACCGTGTCCCACTCGTCGCTGACGCTCACCAGCTTGAAGGGGTTGTCAGAGATCGGTCGCCCGCCGATGATGAACCAATCGACCATCTGGCTTTCCGCCGCCCGCTGGAAGTAGTCCAGCGTGGACCGAGGGCTTACGCCGTCCTGCGAGCGCAGAAGGAGGTCCATGGTGTAGCTTTTCAGCTTCGGGCCTACCCACTGGCTCCGCGCCTTTTTACCGATGATCTCATGGTTTGCCCAGTCGCTCCCGGCGCTGCCTTTCAGATTGCTCGGTGTCAATATCCTCTGGCTGCTCACCGTGAACACCCGGCCCATGTAGCTGCCCACCATTTTCCGCTTCCTCCTCGCTGTTCGTTTTTTTACAGCACCAGGGAGGACCCGCCCTGCAGGTCGATTTGCTGTGCCTTCATGCTGATCTTCCCGGCGGTCTGGATGGAGACGTCGCCGCCCTCGCTGATGGTGATGGTCACGCCGTTGATCGTCAGCGTCACCTCGCCGGTCACGGTGTCGCGGATGCCTCCCTGAAACTCCCGCTCCACCTCGCCCTTGTATAGCTCGGTGTTCTTTCCGCCCACGGTCAATGCCCGGTCGCCGCCTGCACCCTCGTCCAGGTCGCCCTCGGCTTCCAGATTGATGTTCTCCCCGGCGTCGATGGTCACGCTTTTCTCCGCGCCGATGCCCACGCCTTCCTTGCCGTGGATGCTCACGCTTTTGATCTTGCTCGTGATCTGCACCAGCTTCTCCGCGATCAGGCTGATAGTGCCCTTGGCCTCGTCGAAGATGTCGCCGTTGCAGTTGCGCCCGGTCCGCACGTCGGTGTACTGTGTGTAGATGCCGGTGTTGGCGTCGTAGCGCTCAAAAGCCTGCCCGGCCTTCTCACCGTATTCCTTGCGGTAAAGCCCGGCGAAGCCCTCCGCTGGGCGGTTGCTCCGGTTCCATACGGTGCCGCTGGTGGTGGCCGCCGCCGTGCCGTTACTCGTGTGCGTCACGCTCACGATCTGGCCCACTCTCGGCATTTTGTATTCTCCGTTGCTCATGGCGTTGATGCGGGCCGTGACCCTCCGGCCCTGGTCCGCATACGTCACCTCATAGGTCCCGCTCTCATAGTCGATGGAGCTGACCCGTCCGACCCGGTTCGTCCCTGCCATCGCTACTTCACCTCCATGGTAGCCTTCGTGCCGCCTCCGCCGCCGGTGCGCGTGTCCACGCCGCAGTAGCTCGCGGGCACCCAGCCCGTCACGTTCTGTCCCACCGGCAGCTTCCCGCAGCGGGAAGCCGCGTTGGTGATGCGGTAGCGCCCGTTGACCAGGATGCCGTCGTAGAAATAGAACACGCCGCTTTTATAGCAGCTCGGATTTGGGGCCACGCTGGTGTAGTAGAAGGGGGCGTTGGTCAGCGTCACCGCCGCCCCGGCCTCAGCTCCCGCCGCCGCGCTGGCGGCGCTTGCCGCCGCGCTCGTCTCGTAGGAGCTGCTGTAATTCGTGTCGCTGGTGTCGGACCCCTCCGTGTTGTACTGGATGGAGCCGCCCACCTCGTAGGGATGGAAGCCCTCCCGGACGCCGCTGCACTCGAAGGCCGTGGTAAATCCGCCGCTCTTGGTGTATTTGTGCGTCACCTTGTCCACGAAATACTTTCCGTTGATGCCGCCCTCTCCGCCGGAGGGGCCGCCGCCGTAGCCGGTAATGTTGATCGTGTTGCCCGCACTCACGGTCCAGTCTCCCGGAACGGTGAAGCGCAGCTTGATCGTGCCATGGTTGGCCCGGTTCAGCTCCGCGCAGAGCTGGACCGCCGCATCCTGCACGCTGGTGGCCCTGCGGTTCACGCTCTTGATGTGCGTTCCGCCTCCCACCTTGCAGGAGATGTCGCAGTCCTTGTCCGCGTCGGTGTAGTCGAAGGTCCCGCCGGTGTAGGTCCCGGAAAGGGTAGTGGTCCAGCTCAGGCTCCCACGGATGATGTCCGTGCGGTCGAAGGTCCGCACCGCCCGCTTTGCCTTGTATGCCTCCCGGTCGTAGACCCACAGCCGCCGGGCGTACACCTTGAGCACCAGGCCGTAGTTCTGGCACAGCGTATTGTAGTAGCTGCTGTCCGCTCCGTCCTGTTCGTCGCACTCGATGTCGTAGTCCTCAGCGTCATAGGTAAAGCCCAGGCCGTAGCGCGCCGCGATGGTCTGGCCGATGCGCTTGATGGAGGTGTTCTTCCACGTCACCTTCCGATCTGTCTCGCTGAAATTGCTGTCGCTCGGTTTGCTCACGCCGCCGAGCTGCAAGGTGGTCGGCGTGTCCGAGTAGTTCACGTCGTCCACCACGAAAAGGCCGCAGTCCATGGCCCGCTCGTCGCCGGGCCGTTCCCAGTCGTGGCCCAGCAGGCGGGGGTAGAGCGTCGCGCCCTTCTGCGGCATCCAGCCCCACAGCCACTTGCTGTCCTGGGCGTCCAGCGTCAGGTCGATGCTGTCGCTGTCGTCCGCCGCGTTGTCCACATAGGTCAGGCTCTCGATGGAAAGGCCGATGTCCGTTCCCGTTCCCGCACCCAGCGTCGCGTCCTCCTGGCCGGAGGTCTCCTTCTTAGGCGTGGCCTTGGTGGTGCTCACCGCGCCGCAGTCCGCCGCGTCCGCCCAGCCGGTCACGTTCTGTCCCACCGGGGTCTTGCCCACTCTCGACGGGGTGTTGGTGATGCGGTAGCGCCCGCGTATCAAGATACCGTCGTAGAAGTAATACACGCCCGTCTTGTGGGTCGCTGGGTTCTTCGCCACGCTGCTCACGTAGAGGGGCGTGTTGTTCAGCGTTACCGCCTGTCCCGCCGCCGCGCCGGAGCCGGAGCTGGCGGAGGAAGCAGCGCTCCCGCCGCCCTCCGCCGCGTCCACCTGGGCGCTCGCCTGCACCTGTGCGGAATACGGGGTGCTGCGGTACTGCACCGCAAGTCCGATGCTTCTTGCCTTATTCATACTGCGCCTCGTATTTCCATGGCGGCAGCGTGCCCGCTCGCGCGTCCTCCACCGTCGGCGTCTTCAAAACGACCCCGGCGGAAAAGCGGAAGGTGTCGATGTGCTCCGGGTTGGCCGCCATCAGCGCGTCCGCGTGGTATTCGCTGCCATAGACTTCCTTGGCGATCACGTCCCAGGTGTCGCCGCTCTTTGTCGTGTACATAGCTTCCTCCCATCAATAGGCCGTCCGGGCACGCTTGCGCATCATCTGCTCGTACCATGCCTCGAACTCCTCCTTGGCCCGCCGCAGCGCTTCCTCAAGCACGTCCGCGTCGGCGTTGCCCTGAATGACGATGTTCGGCGCGAAGGTGAAGCTGCCTCCGCCTCCGCCGCCCTCGCCGGGGTCGATAGGTTTCAGCTCTGCGCCGTCCGCCGCGCTCAACGCCTGCTCGGCGCTCACGCCCAGCATCCGGCCCGCCTGTGCCCAGGTGGCGATGTTCTGTGCCCGCACGCCGCGCTGGAAGCTGATCACAGCCTCGCGCCCGGCTTCGCCCGCGATGCTCACGCCGTCGGTGAAGCCGCCCTTTGCCAGCATCGGTATCTCCGGGATGCTGATGTGGAAGCTCTTGCCGCCGATGATGGGCACCCAGTCCGGGATGTCCAGGCCCAGTCCATTGATGCCGGAGATGGCCTTGTTGATCAGCGCGATCACCGCGTTCACCGGCGTTTTCAACAGGCCCACCAGCGCGTCGAACGCGCCGCCGAATATCTGCTTTACGCCTTCCCATGCCTGGGACCAGTTCCCGGTGAATACGCCCGTGATGAAAGCGATCAGCCCGTCGAATACGGTCTTGATACCTTCCAGGATGGGGCCGATGCCCTGCGCCAGTGCCGAGATACCCGCCAGCACAGCGGGCACCACGACGGAAGCGATGCTCATAATGACGGTGATGATGCTCTGCACGATAGGCATGACTGCCTGGATGGCCGAGCCGATGATCTGCATAGCCGTCATAATGGCGGAGCCGAGGCCGCTGATGATGCCAGCGATAGACGGAGCCGCCGCTGTGAATGTTTGCAGGATGATGGGCACCACGGTTCCCGTCAGGAAACTGAAAATGTCCTGGATGATCGGCTTCACGGTCGTCTGTGCAAAGCTCACGATCTGCCCGACCACGCCCATCACCGATTGCAGGATGGTCGTCAGCCCGTCGAAGGCCGCGCCCGCATCCTCTCCGAACAGGTTCGTGATGGTCTCCCGCAACGGGGCCAGCGCATTTGCCACGCCGCCGTCCGCAAACAGTCCCGTGATGAAGCTGCCCACGTTTTGCAGCACGCCCATGAACTTGTCGAACACGGCCACGCCGGTATCGCCGAATACGTTCTGGATGATGCCCCGGATGTCTTCCAGGTGGTCGCCCAAGATGCTCACCACGGCGATGATGGAGGAGATCACGCCGATCACCGGCGCGGCTCCCGCGAAGATGCTTCCGAAGCCGGAGGCGATGGGACCCCACACGGTCCCCAGCACACCGGCTCCCGACTTCGCCACGGTGCCCAGGCTCCCCAGCACGCCGCCGATGGCTTTTCCCGCGCCGGAGTTGGCGATGCCGCTCACAAAGCCGCCCGCCTTACCCAGCAGGCCGGATAGGTTCTGTTGGATGATGCTGCCTTGAATGGTCGCCGCAGCACCGATACCTGCGATACCCTGGCGCAGCGGCATGGTCAGGTTGCCCAGCGCGCCGCCCGCCTTGCCCAGCAGACCCGAAAGGAAGCCGCCGGTCTTCGTGTTCCCCAGCGTGCTCCCGAAGTTCCCCAGGGAGGAGAACACGCTGCCGAAATACTGCCCGATGCCGCTTCCTGCAATTCTGTTTTTCAGTGCGCTTCCCGCGCCCTGGTAACCGGATAAGAGGCCCGGCGTTCCCGCTGCCGCTTCCAGCAGCCCCGCCGTGCCCTTGATGCCGTTGCCGGAGATCAGGCTGGATGCCACGCTCCCCAGCGTTTGGAAAAAGCCGTTTCCGCTGGCCGCGCCGCCGAAGGTGGAGAGGAAGCCGCCAGCCGTGCCCGCCGCCTTCTGTCCGCCCTGGAACAGGCTCTTGATGCCGCCCAGCAGACCGCCGGTGCGTTTTCCGCTGCCTCCGACAGAGCTTCCCAGCAGCAGGTTCCCCGCGCCGCTCAAAAGGCTTTCGATGCCCGGCGCGAACTTCATGCCCACGAACACCGCCGCCAGCTTGCCCAGCGTCGAGGCCACCTGCGGCCCGTTGTTCGCCAGGTAGTCAAGCCCTCTCTGGATGTAGGGCAGCGCCCGCTCCATAGCGTCGCCCAGGCGCTCCACGCCGTCGCTTGCGATCTTTCCCAGTGAGTTCGCCAGCGTCGTCAGCTCCGGCATATTCTTCCTGATCTGGTTCAGGAAGTCGATCATCGACAGGCTGAACTCCTTCTTTGCCGGAAGGAACGCTTGGCCGATGTCCTGCATCAGCGCCGCCTTCGCGTTCGACAGCATTAGATCGACCGCTTCCGGCGTGCTTGCTTCGATCAGGAACTCCCGCTCCATACTGCCCGTATAGAGGCCGGGGTCGTTGACCTCGCCCAGCGTCTTCTCAAGCAGCGCGAGGTTCTGCGTGATCTTCGCGCCGCCTTCGATTGCCCACTGACCAAACAGAGTGTTCAGGGCAGCCACCTTGCGCTCGTCCGGCATATTGTTGATGGCCTGGAACACCGATTTCAGCGTCCCGATGCCGTCGCTCTGCATGGACCTTGCGATGCCCTCAGCGGTGAAGCCCAGCTCCTCCCACATGGCCTTCTGTGCCTTCGTGGCGTTAGAGCCTTTGCTGATGTTCGTGTAGATACGGGAAATGCTGGTGCCCACGCGGTCCGTTGCAACGCCGGTCGCCTGCATGGCCGTGGCGATGGCCGCCGTAGCCGACGGGTCCACGCCCGCGATCTGGCCCATAGACGCGGCCTGGTTCACGCTCTGCGCGATCTCCGCCGCCGTCGTGGCATTGTTCGCGCCCAGGTAGTTGATCTGGTCCATCAGCGTCATTACCTGGTCATGGTTGAAGTTGAAGGCGGCCTCCCACTTCGCCATGTAGTTGCCCGCCGTGTCGTCTTCAAGGTCCATAGCGGTCGCGGCGACGGCGGTATCACGCAGGATGCCCGTGCTCATTTGCCGGTCCGCACCGATGCCGGACTGGCCCAGGGCCGCCGACATCTTGGAGATTTGTTCGGTGGTCCGTGGTATCTGCGTGCTGAGGTCCTGGATATAGGTCCTCATGGCTTTCAGGTTGCTTTGTGCCTGCTCGGTGCTGGTGGTGGCGCTTTCCGTCAGCCCGTCCACGTAGCGCACCATCGCAGACATATTGTTTTCCAGCTTCGCGGCCTCGGAGGTGCACTTGGCAAGTCCGGCTACGGTCGCCGTTGCCAGCGCCCCCATGGCCGCAAGCCCCGCCGTGCCCACCTTGCTCATGGTGGTGGTCAGGCTCCCCATCAGGGTATTGGTCTGGTTGATCGCCGTCGTCAGGCTTTTGTCTACCTTACCGGCGATCTTGATGCTTAACTCTAATGTTTTGTTCTGTGCCATTCCTCCGCCACCTCGTTATTCAGCGCGATAAACTCCTCGACGGGCAGTTTCAGGTAGAAGTCCACGCCCGTTCTCGTGACCGCTGACAGGCGGATGGCCGCTTGGCGTAAGGCTTTCGCCCCGCCCTTTACTCGAAAAAACCGCTGTCGTTCACCGCGTTTTTCAGTTTCAGCACCTCGCGCAGCGGCAGGCCCGTGAAGAACTCCTCCGGCAGTCCCGTCGCCATGCTCGCAAGGATGCAGGCGAACAGGTAGTTGAAGGAGGTCTCCGTCACCATAAAGCCAGCGCGTGCCAGCCGGTTCTCTGCCTCGCTCTCGTTCATGCTGTTCAGGTCCGCGATGCCGTTCAGGTCCACCTCCGTGTAGGTCTGGCCCTTGAAGTGATACGGCTCCTCAAGCTGCATCACGTGGTTCTCCGTCGCGGCATCCACGTTCATGTAGTTGCGCACGACACCGGCCACCTTGCGGCTGGCCCCGCGCGGCATCAGCTTGAAAAACTCGATGGGCAGCTCCGCCGCCTTCGCGGCGATGGCCCTTGCAAACGCGGTCGTGGTCTCGCACAGCATAGCGGCGGCCACCTCCCGCTCGTTGAAAAGCTGGCGCTGGGCGTCGATGGCGTCCTTCACCGTCAGCTTATCCAGTCCGCTCAGGTCGATGGAAGTGTATTCCGTGCCCTCGAACTTGTAGGGCTTGCCCAGGTCGATCACGCGCTCGTTCTGCGTGGTCTGCGCGGTTTCCTCATTGGCCTCCGCCATCATGTTCTTTTCTTCGCTCATAGTGCTGCTCCTTTCGATTTTTGAATATGGCGCAGGCCCTACCCTCCGCCGGTGCAGAGAGTAGAGCCTGCTCGTTTCGCTTTTGACTTTCCGGCCTTATCAGGTCAGCTCGGAGATGCCCGCCAGCATATCCACACCGTTGACCTTGTAGACGCCGTTCAGCTTGTCCACTTCCAGCAGCGGGGAACCGTCGTTCTCCACCAGCAGATAGGTCAGCTCAAGCGTCACCTTGGCCTCCATGCCTTCGCCCTTCTCCACCTTGCCGGGGTTGAAGGTCTTCACGCGGCCCATCTCCACCACGCGCAGGCCCTTGAAGGCGTAGCCGCCGGTCTTATCGTAGACCTGCTGGGCGGCGCGCAGCGTCAGGTTCACCACGGACAGGGGAGAAAGCATATCCATGGCGCTGCTGTACAGCACATTGAAGTCGATCTCCTGCTCCATGCTCTCGAACTGGCCGATGGTGGGGCTGTCGATCTCGCCGTTGATGCCAGCGCCGGACACGGTGCTGGTCTTCATCTTCACCTCCGGCAGCGTAACAGACGCAGCTACGCCGATCATCTTGTTACCGTCCAGATAGGTGTTGAAGTCGTTGATCTTCTCAGGGATGTAGTTGTTGCTGATGCTCATGTTTTCGTACCTCCCTTATCAGCTCAGTGCGCTTACCAGCGCGTCGGGGTCGAACTCGATGATGTCCTCGATGTCCTCCGCCGGGGTGTACGGGGTCATGTACTGGTGGAAGGTGATCTTGCCGTTCATCAGGTCGGTGACGGGGTTCTCGTCCTCGTTGTACACGATCTCGTCCCTTGCGGCGACGCCCATGGCGACATACCCGTTGCCGCGCACGTTCTCGCTGTCTACGATAGCTTCGATCAGGCGCTTGTTCAGAGGGCTGTCCACCTTCTGGAAATACGTCAGAATAAAGCTGTTGGCGCGCCAGCTCATGTAGCGGCGGCAGGAGAAAAAGCTGTCCTTCGGGTCCGTGTTGCCTGGGTAGGCGCAGGTGCGGTTGCCCCACAGGCGGAAGCCGTTCATGTTCAGCCAGGTCGCCACGCCGTAGCTGTTGACTACGTTGGCCTGGTCCTGGTCCAGCAGGACCTCGGTGCCGTCGGCAAGGCACATGGCGCTGATGGCGATGGTCTTGTTGCTGGGGTTGCTGGGGATGTCGTCGCTGGCCGCGTCGGTGTAGGCGGTCAGGGCAGAGGCCAGGGCGGAGCCGCTGTACATCACGTCTCCCACCTTGCCGTAGCCCCACACGCCGTAAGCGTTCGGGTCGGTCAAAGCCTGGCGCTCCTTCTGCTCCTTCACGTCCGTGTACTTGCGCGCGCCGTCCGCGCCGCTGTCCACGTCCGCGATGCACACGCACTTGAATACGCCGTTGATTTCCTTCGTCTTCGCCTGCAGGGCCGCGCTCACGGTGGCGTTGGTGCTGAAACGGGGAGCCGTCAGGATGCCGGGGGTCATGCCCAGCTTGGGGTAGACCTGGCGCACGACTTCCAGGCCGGTCTCCGCGCCAGTGGCCGCGTCCACGCCGCCCACGATGTCGGCAGCGGTCACTTTGCTGGCGTCCACCTTCTTGCCGGAAACGGTCAGGTTGGTCGCGCCGTCGGCCTTGCCGCCCTCGATCAGGACGATGCTCACGGTGCCGTCGGCGTTATAAACGGCGGTGTAATCCTCCTCGGCGGTCAGCGTCTCCTCGCCGTTTTTCACCACCAGAGTGCTCAGGAGCACGCCCGTCTCCTCCACAACGGCCATGCCGCTGTTGATCTGCACGGTCTTCTCCTCCATCTCGGCGGAGTGCTTGGCCGGGTCCAGCACATTGATCAGCACCAGGGGGGCCACGTTCACCACCGCGAACGAAGCGGAGATCGCTTCGCAGAGGGTGAAACTCGCAAAGTCGTCGCTGTACCCAACGGCAGCGATGGCTTCCGCCTTGCTGTATACCAGCAGAGGCTTATTGATGGCCGCAGCCGGGTCCGCCAGCAGGTGCACCGGGGCAGTCCCGATCACGACCTGCAAACCGGCTGTTCCGTTCAGCGGAGCGATCATGCTGGTTTCCTGCTCGCTGACGTAAATGCCATGTCGATACATACGTTCTTTCCTCCTTCTTACAATTCGGATTTGATTTTCTGGAACAGGATAGCCTCCGCCGTCCCGCTCCGGCCCAGGTTGCTTCTCACCTGAGCGAAACGGCCCACGCTCACCAGCAGCCCCTTGGCCGCCGGGTGGGCCTGAATGAAGTCTGCCAGCGCGGCAGGAATGGTGCCCGCGTACACGGTGTACTGTCTGGCGACGCCGCGCACGCTGGGGCCGCAGTAGACGACGGGGCCGGTCTTTGCTTCCCGCTCCATAGGAACGGCAGTCTTGACCTCCGCCGCCGCAGCGGCTTCGCTCATAGGCGCGGCCATATCCGCCGCGCGGGGTTCTGTTTTCTTGCTCATAGCAGTCCCTCCAATTCGGTGTCTTGGGTCATGGCCGGAGCTGTACAGTTCATGGTCACAGCTCCGTAGTAATACGGGGCTGTGTCGTCCTGCTGCAAGGCCCAGGCGATAGGCTTTAGGATGGTGAAAGCTCCGCCGAAGTACGGCGCGGTGCACGCTCTCTGCACGATGTCCTCCTTGATGTTGGCGACATCCTGAAAGCCCGCCCGCTCGATGCCGGTGTCATAGGCGCAGATAATCAGGCTGAACTCCACCGTCTGCGGGCTTTTATCGTCCGCGATCTCTCCGCCGGTCATGCGTACCACGATATAGGGCGCGTGCGCCACGTCGGTGTCGGCGTCCACATCGTTCTCCTCCGGGATGGGAAGGTCCTGCTTGAAGATTTCAAGCGGCTTCCGCCCCTCCTGGCCGTTGTACTTCTTTCCGGCGAACAGCTCGCGCAGCATCTCGATCAATGCGTCCTGGCAGAGCTGCGGCGTTTGGCCGATGCCCACTTTCATCGTTTCTTTCATACCCTCACGCCTTTCTCTTTGCCCGTGCTAAGACCTGCTCGGCCCGCTCGGTCAGCTTTGCCGCCAGGAACAGCTCCACCTCCGGCTCCACTTCCGGCCAGATGGTCGAGTGCATCGCCGCCGCGCTGGGGCTGCCCATGGTCTGCATCTTGTCGCTGGTGCTCGGTGCGCCGCTGCGCACGGTGTAGTGGAAGCGCCCCGTGCCCACGATGCGCTGCACCATGCCCACGTGCCCGCTCTTGAACTCCACCAGGAAGCCCTTGCTTAACCGGCCCTTGCCGGTCAGCGGCTTCATTGGGGAGGTTTTCAGCACGCGGGCCGTGAAATACTCCGGGGCCTGCGCCACGTCATGCCCCATGAAGGGGCGGTTCGGCCTGGTCTGGAAATAGCCCAGGTCGTTGCGGTAGCTTGCGATGCGCAGCTCCGCGCTCAGGCTGCTGTTGCTGGCCTTCTTGCGCTGCACCAGGTCGCTCAGGTGCCGCTTGCCCGCGCTGTTCACCGCGTATCTGGCCTTCGCCTCCGCGATCATCAGTTTGCGGGCCTGCCGGGCCGTGGCGTTGATGGCTACCTTCGCCACCGCTGGGGTCTTCTTCCGCAGGTCGCCCAGCACCGCGCTCACATCGTCCAGGCCATCGACCTCGATGGTCATGGTCCCCGCGTTATATCGCACGTTGCTCATTGTCTCGTCCTCTGTAGCGTCATGCGGAATACCCCGCACTCCTCCTCGCACTTCATAATGTCGAAGGTGCGCTTATGGTCCGTCCCGGCGTCCATCACCAGCGGCTTTCCCACCTTCGGCTTCGGCCCGTAGTCCTCCGTGCGGATGTACAGGATGGTGTGCGCCTTGTACAGTCCGGTATCGAAGTTCTGCTTCGCTCCCGCCTCCCAGTGTGAATTGTGCTCCCGTGTTCCGCCTTCCACGATCACCACAAGAACGTCCTTGCCGTCGATGATGTGCCGGTCGGCGTGCTCGTTGCCGTTGAAGAACACGGTGTCGATGTCCGCCGCCGCGCAGTCCTTGAACGTAGGCGGAGGGGGCAGCCCCTCCGCCTCATTCCCATAGTCCTGTTTCAGCTCGAACAGTGCCATCTCAGCACACTTCGGCCACCAGCCAGCTATCCACCTTGTCGGGGATAGGCAGCGGATGGGCCTGCAGCTCCACCATGCGGCGGTCGGGGTGATGCTCCACATAGCTGCGCAGCAGGCGGCTGGTCTCCGCCGTCACCCACTGCTGCGTGCTGTCCTCGATGTAGGTGCACGCGCCGTAGGCCAGCATGAAGTTCGACTGGCCGGAGATCAGAATGACCACGTTCTCCGGGACCAGAGGCTTCACAGCCGGGGTCTCAGGGTCGGTCCAGTCGTCCAGATACACCTCGCCGTAGGTATACAGGTCGATGTTCGGGCTGGTCAGATGGCCGTAATACTTCACGCCGTTAGGCAGGTCGCGGGGGTCGTAGCCGCCGATGTTGATGCGGCGGTTGTCAAGGAGCTTCTGCACCTTCTCGTCGTTGACGAAGGCGCGCAGAGCAGCCTTGCCCATGATCACGCGGTCCACGTTGGTGAAGCCGCCGGTCAGTACCTTCTCGGTCCAGTCTTCCAGGTCCTCGATGGGCTTGGCAGCAGTCTTGCCCCACTGCTTCGTGCCGTCCAGCTTGATCTTGTTGGTGAAGCCGAAGTCGATCACCTCGTTCACGCCGGGGCCGACGATGGGGATTTGGCCGGTGACGATGGCCTGCACGCACATCCACTCCTCGCGGCGCGTGGTTGCGTCGTTCAGGCGGTTATACTCGTCCATCAGCTTGCGGGCCGCGCGCTGGGCCGGGGTCATGCCGCTGTACAGGTCCTCGCCGGGCAGGCGGGTCATGTGCTGGTCTGCCGTGGTCACGTCGTAGGGGTTGATCAGGGGCGGCTTGTAGCTCTCGGTGCTAAAGCCGTTGGCCTTGAGCACCTGCCCGCCGACGCGGGGATGTACGAAGGCGGCCATGCGGCGGTCGCCCTTCACCAGGTCAATGTCCACGCGCTCGGTGGAGAAGGTCTTGATGTTGGTGAAAAAGGTGTCGCGGAAATAAGTGTGGATAGGCGGTGCCTGTCTCACGACCTCCGCCAGATAGCGGGGGGTATAGATATTCACTTCGTTAGGCATATCTCTGTTTCCTCCTTACTTCAAGTAGATGCCGAGGTTGCGCAGCGGGACCTCCACATCAGCGGCAGTCATGCCCGCAGGCAGGACCAGCGCATCAGCGAAGAACTCGCCGGAAAGGTAGATGATGGCGTCCTCGCCGCTCTTGGCGGCTTCGGCGGTCACGCCGTACAGGCCGGTCAGCTTCGCAGCCTCAGCCACGGGAGTGACCTTGCCCTCCGCCAGAAGGACGGGGGTATGGGCGCTCAGATCAGCGCCCGCTTCCTTCACCGCCGTGGCGATGCGGATGTTGGTGCCTGCGATGAAATACTCAGGCTCGCAGGAAAAAGTCTTTCTTGCCAAATCCATGCTCATGCTTTTGCCCTCCCTTACTTCTTCTGCGCGTTCTGGCCCACGCTCTTGATGGCGTCCAGGAACTCGTCCGTCTTACCGGCAGGGGGCGTGTTCTCCACAGTGCCCGCGCCGCTGTTCTTGGCGTCGGTCTTCGCGTTGTTCAGATACTCGTTGCCCTGCTCCTTGGCGCGCTTCATGGCGGCCTTGGCGTAGTCGCTGGCGCTGACGGGCTTGGTGAACTTCGCCTCGGCGGTGATCTCCTCGCTGCCCGGCAGGGCCATCTCCTCGATGTCGCGGATGCGCTCGCGCTCCTCGTTGGTCGCACGATCAGCCGCCGCCTGCTCGATTTGGTCAACCAGCGCAGGATAAGCCTGGCGCAGGTCGTCCGCAGTCTTGATTTCCATGTTCTGTACCTCCTCGTGTTGTACTCCCGGTTTCATGGCTCCGGGTTTATTTACAAAACGTCCGGCGGCGGTGGGTGCTGCCAAACTGTTCTGCATGAAGGTGGGTGCCTTGTCGAAAGGCAGGTGCATATTCACGCTGTTCACGAACAAAACGCCGTCGCGGTTTTCCACCACCGGCGTTTCCACATCCTCCACAAGCTCGTCCACAAAGCCGTTGTCCTTGGCCTCCTGGCCTGTCCACCAGCTCGTCGCGTCCATCCAGCCGGTCACTTCTTCCTTGTCCCGGCCCGTCTTCTTCGCGTACAGGCTGATGATGTTCTCCTTGATGGTGTCCAGCGCGTTCAAATACTGCTGCATGGTCGTGGCGTCGTAGTAGCCCAGCAGGCCCAGCCGGACCGGGTGGACCATGTAGGTGCTGTCGTTGGCCGCCACAACGCGGTCACAGTGGCAGGCCACGATGGTCGCGGAACTGGCGCACAGCCCGTCGATGCGGGCCACCACGTTCGCAGGGTGCTGTTCGAGCAGATTGCCGATGGTCTGCGCGGCAAAAACGTCTCCGCCGCCGCTGTTGATGCGCACCGTGATCTCGCTCACGGCTCCCAGCTTGTCCAGGTCCTCCGCGAACTGCTTGGGCGTTACCTCGTCGCCCCACCACGTACTGTCTGAAATGTCGCCGTACAGCAGCAGCTCCGCTCTGCCTCCGGCCACATTCTGAAACTTCCAAAACGGTTTAGACATTCCCATTTCCTCCTTCGCTCGCGGCGCTGGACGGGTCCATGATCTCGTCCACCTCTCGCTTTCTCTTGGCCTCCGCCACTCTCTGGCGGATGTTGCGGTTATAATTTCCGCCGGTCATTTGCGCGGTCTCCTCCTGCGCGGTGGAGAAACCGGCCTCCACGCGCTTCGTCGCCGCGCTGATCTCCTGCACAGGGTTCAGGCTCGTTCTGGCCGGGCCGGGCCACGCGCACCCGCTATAAGCCTTGCGGATGGCCGGGTCCTGGAAGAAGCCCGGAGCCTTGATGCGGTTCCGCGCCACGGCCTCCGCCAGCCACTCCTCATAGATTGGCTGACAAAAACTGTCCACAAAGTCGTCGCGCTGCACATCGCAGGAGCGCCAGAACTCATTCAGGGCACCGCGCGCCGCGCTGTAACTGGTGGAGAACTGCTTGGAAATGACCTCCGGTGGGATTTCCAGCGCCGCGCCGATCTGCTTGATCATGGCCTCCGTGAACTTGTCGTATCCGGCGTTTGGGTGCTTTGGGTCCGCGAAGGATACGGTTTCGCCAGGGTTCAATCCCACGATAGCGCCGTTGCCCAGCTCCACACTGCCCTGGTCCTCTGCGTCAATCAGCATATTCTCCGGCAGCATCTCGCCGAACGGGCGATCATCCGTCGCCGTGGCGGGCTGCACGAACACCGTGAACATGGCGGAAATGACCGCCGCGTTGATCTCCGCCTCCGTGTACCGTCCCAACTGCTTGAGCGCTTCCAGCACCGGGGCCAGAACAGGCACGCCGCGTAGCTGGCCCGCTCGCTCCCGTGTGATCACATGGACGATGTTCCGCCGTCCGGTCAGCTCGCCGCGTGCCTCCACGCGCGTCCATTCCAGGCCGCTGCCCAGCATGGAGGTGTCGGAAAGGGGATGCCGGTTGCACACCCAGTAGGCCACCACGCGGCCCTCCGCATTGGTCTCCACGCCCTGTACGATGTTGTGGACCTCATAGCCTCGCACCGTGCACGGAGCCAGCCGGTCGTAGCCGTCCGGGCTGCAAATACGGTCCGCCTCCATCACGCGCACACGCAGGCCGTAGGGCTGGCCGACCTGCTCGCACATAGGCAACGCCGCGAAGGCGTCGCCATTCATCAGGTAGCCCAGGTAGGCGAGCTGTTGTAGCTTGTAGAAATTGCCCAGCCCGTCCATGTCGCACTCCGGCGTGTCCGCCCACAAGGAGAACTCCCGGATGATCTTCTCCTGCAGCTCCTCCGTCTGCTCCGCCGACAGGCCCAAAAATGCGCCGTCGATCTGCGGCGCAGGCATCAGGCCGCCCGCCACCACGTTCGTGCGCAGCGTTTTCAGGGCCGAGGCCGCCACTGGCACGCCCATGTAGGCGTCGCGGCTCCTCTGGCGCAGCACGTCGATGTTGTCCTCGATGTCCTCCTTGGAGCTGCCGCCGTGGTATTCCCATCCGCGCATACTCTTTTTTGTCAGGTTCGCGCCGTAGTTGCCGTAGCCGCTGTTCAGAAATTGCAGCGCCGTCCGCGCGGCGCTCCTGCGCACCGCATGGACCGGGGCCACGGCCTCGAAGCAGCGGTCAATAAAGTTCCTTGCCATGGCCGCCCTCCTCACACATCACGGGGTACGAAATGGTACAGGCGGTTTCTGCCGCCGGTCGTCTCAGCGGCTTCGGCCTCTGCCAGCTTCGCCGCCCAGTATTCCATTTGCGCCCGGATTTGTTTCAGGTCGGCTCTCGTCAGCATACGGGTCCCGATCTGATAGCTCTGGCCGGTCGCCACGGCTTCCTCCGCCGCCAGCCATGTATTCAGTTTCTTGGAGCACAGCTCCTTGCTGAAAACTGCCATGTTAAATACCTCCACTCAGGCGGCGTCTTCCGGTTGCCCTCTGCCGCCGCTCTGTCTCCGTCTCCTCCGGTCCTTTCAGCACCGGGTTTGCGATCTCTAAGGCAGCGGTGGCGTAGTTGCGCAGGTCAAGCGGCTCGTTTCGCTTGTAGCTCGCGTCCTTGATCTCCCACACCGTCACGCTCCGCCCCTTGCGGAACCGCACCACGGCCTTCTCGCTGGTCAGGCCCCGGAAGTATTGCTCGTCGTATCCGGCCTCCTCGTTCAGCGGGAAGTGGCAGTAGTTTGGCCCCTTCCGCTCCGGCGGCTCGTGCTTGAGGCGCTGATACACCAGCGCCTTGCCCGCGTCTACGCCCAAAACGAACAGCGGTGTCTTCACGCGGTTGTTCGTGGACGGGTTGCGGATATATGGCACCTCCTGGCCGCCCTTGCCCTTGATGGCAAAGATGCGCCGCTCGTAGCGCTCCTTGGTGAAGCGGTAGACCTGATCGGTGTGGTGGCCGCCGCTGTCGATGCAGGTGCACAGGATGGGAAGCTGCGTCCCGTCCTTCTTGCTGAACGTCGCTGTCAGGAAGGCGTCCAAATCGCGCCACACCTGTTCCTTGAGCATATCGCCGTATATCTTCTGGTAGCGGATGCCCCAGCTCTCCTTGCCGACGCCCCAGCCCACGACTTCCACCTCGAATCGGTCGTCCTGAACGTCCACGCCTGCCGTCAGCACCAGCACATCCTCCGGCACCTGGGCGTCGTATACCTCGCGGCGGTTCACCAGTTCGGTGTCTTCCAGCCGCTCGCCCGGCTCCTCCCAGGTCTCGCCCAGCTCTGTGTTCACCCACGTTTTCATCTTCTCCGGGTCGCCCTGGTCCAGCATCTCCTTGGCAAGCAGGAACTTCTCCACGACCTCCTGCCACCCGCAGAAGGTGGAGGCCAGCGTGTTCAGGTGGAAGCCCCGCGCCGCCGCGCCCGGATTTGCCGCCACGAAATGCCCCTTGATCTCCTGGGCCTTCCAGGCGTATTCACTGCTTTCGCGCCCGCAGCGCTCGCACTTGTGGCGCACGCCCTTTTTCAGGTCGTGCCGGTCGAATACGATGTTGGCCCAACGAAGGGGCTGATAATGCCCGCACTTCGGGCACGGTACGTTCCATTCCTCCCGCGTCGTCTCCTGGAACTCCGTCTCGATGCGGCTGCTTCCCTTGATGGTCGGTGTCGATACGATAACGGTCTTCTTGTCCCAAAAGGTCGTTTGTCGCTTCTGCGCCAGGAGCAGCGGGTCGCCCTCTGTTCCGGCGCTGGCCGGGTAGCGGTCCACCTCGTCGCACAGCAGCACCTTGATCGGTCGGCTGGCAAGGCTCGCCGGACTGTTCGCGCCGATGATCGTCACGTGTCCGCCCGGAAAGTTCTTCTTCAAGATCGTGTTGCCGGAATAGCGGCTCTTGGTGTCTACCAGCACCCGCAGCACCGGCGTGTCCCGTATCATGGGTGCCAGGAAGTCCTTACTGAACGTCTGGCCCATTTCGAGGGTCGGCTGCATCACCAGCACCGGCGCGGGATAGTAGTGCATATAGTAGCCGAGCATATTCATCAGCATGGCCGTCTTGCCGATCTGCGCGGCGGACATGACCACGACCTTGCGCACGTGCTGATCGCCTATGGCGTCCATGATCTCCCGCTGATACGGCGCGTTGTCCGTATGCCACCGGCCCGGCGTGGCGCTGTTCTCCGCACTCAGCATCCGGTAGGTGTCCGCCCACTGGGATAGCGTCAGCTCAGGCGGCGGTTTCAGCACCGCCACACATCTGGCGAACATCTCCGCCGTCTGCTGGGCAAGCTCAATCGTCCGGCGCTTTTTCTTCATGGTCCGGCTCCTTCTCACCCCGCATCATCCGCTCATACTCGGCGCGCTTGCATACGGGGAGGGAGCACAGCACCTTCTCGCTCGTGCCCGTCCACAGTTTCCATACGCAGCCCGCGCATGGGTCCTTATTCTTCTTTTTCTCCATCCCCGTCCTCCTCTTGTGCAAAGGCCACGTTGAAGTCCCGCAGTTCCTCAAGCGTCTCGTCGATGGCGTGTTTCAGCTCATCGAAGATGCTGGCCTGGTCTCCGCCCATGGCCGCCAGAGCCGGGGACAGCTTCGCAGGCAGGGAGAGGAAACGCCCGCGAATATTCAAAAGCATCGTCTTGATGCCGCTCTCGATCTCCTCCGTCCGGTGCAGCTCGCCGCGCCGCAGCGCATTTTCCATCTCCGCCGCCTCCCGCTTGGCGCGGGTCAGGCCCGCCCGATCGTCGGCAAGGCTCCCGCTCCGCAGGTAGGAAATGTACCGCCGCGTAGTGGCGCGCAGGTCATAGAGGCCCGGTGCCTGCTCCTCGATGATGCCCTCGTCCCGGAGCTGGCGCACCCGCCGCTCCGTCAGGCCCAGCCAGTCGGCGATCACCTTGCTCGTGTACAGGCGCATGGCGTCACTCGTTTCTTGCGATGGCGGCGTTGGCCCACATAGTCGCTTCCTCCACCTTCGTGTGCGCCAGGCTCTTTTCCCGGCTGTCCGGGCAGCACGCCTCGATCAGCTCCGCCAGCTCCCGCGCCTTGGCCCTCAGCTTTTCATAGCGCGCCGTCTGGTCGCCCTTCGGCGCGTGATAGGTGTATGTGTTTTCAAACCGTTTCGGGTCCATCTGCATCCTCCGTTCCATCCGGCCAAAGCTCCGCCGCGTCCTCGCCGGTCTCCGGGTCCGGTGTCTCCACCACGCCCGTCGCCCGCATACGCAGGATTTCCAACCGCTTCTTTTCCAGTTCCAGGCGCTTCTCGTTCTCCTCCAAAGCCCGCAGGCTGTCCGCGATCTTTGCGATGCGGCCCTGCACCTTGTAGAGGGCATCCTGCAATTTCAGCACCCGTGCAAAGGCGCTGTCCTTGCTGTACATTCCCATCTGCTGTCTGGCACCGTCTATCTTCTTGTCGCCCCGGCCCGCAGGCTGGCGCATATCCAGCACGCTGTTCAAATACAGCTCGTCCTCCGGGGCCTGCTCATATTCGATGATCTTGGTGAGTATCCGGTGCTCTCGGAACTTGAGTATCTGCATCTCGTGTTCCAGCGCCGCCCGGCTCCCCACCGGCGTATTCATCACCAGCTCCCGCTCGGCTTCGCTCAGCGTATCAAAAAAGATGGTGCTGTAAGCCCCATCCTTCTCTGCGTTGTGATTGCCCGCCGGTGCGCCCTTGTGGCTCCCGGCGGCGTTTTTATGTCCGGCGCTGTTCCGGTTCCCAGGCTGGCCGCCGCGTTTCTTCTTCGGCTCCGCCTTTTCCCATTCATCCGCCGACTTCCAGTTGCGCAAGGTCTGATAGTTGACGCCCAGGCCCTCCGCAAGTTCCCGGAGGTCTACCAGTTCGCCCCGGCCTTTCCGGGCGAGGTATTCAGCCTTTGCGGCGTCCCGTTTCTCACTCCGCTTCGGCATTTGCTCTCACCCCTGTCTATCCGGTATCCTTTCGCCTCCGCGTCCCTGTAATAGTTCCGGGACCGGGGCGGGCTGCCTCGCAGCTCCTCCCGTCCCGGTATGCAGCGTGTCCCGCTCCGCCTACCTCCGCCGCGCAGTGGATACTTCCGCGCATGAGCGCAGACCTTCGGCGGCAGCAGGATGTTTTCCATTCGGTGCCGCCTGCGGCCAGAGGGGACTTGAACCCTGACCCTTTCAGCGGTAAAGGATGCGAAACCCGCCTGGTTTTCCACGACCACAGCGGCCCCCGCCAATGAAAAAGGCCCATGGATTTCTCCATGAGCCATTACTGCACAATATCAATGTAACACGGAAAACCTGCGAAAGTTGCTAACTCCGAAAAATATTTTTCCCAGGCGTACCAAAAGCCCAACCCGCCGGAACAAAACGCCCCTCCGCGTACCAGATCACCACCCCGGCGTAACGCCCCCGCCCGCGCGTGGTCCATCCGTGCGCCCCAGCAGCTTCCGCCGCGCCAGCTCCTTCCACCATTTTCGTGACGCCGCGAAAATGATACCCGTCCCGATCTCACGCCCGCCCGCGTTCCTTTTCCCTCGCGCGCCCCCGCCCACGTGCGCGTTCCATATTTTTTGACCCCCCTCCATTTTTTCGCCCGGACCCGCCGGAAATGAAAAAAATGCATCGCACCTAATCAATTTTTGCGCTCTCGAACCCGCAAAGGTCCTCGTCTGCGCCGGGAGGACCCGCCGCCTGGCTGGGGGAGGGTATAGGAGGGGGTGTATTGCTATCAATGGCGGTGAGAAGAAGTTGTGCGCGTTTGGTATCTTCGCGGGCGGGCGCGTTTGCTGGGCTGGCGCTCTGCTGGTGCTGGCGGCGCTGGCTGGCGGTGCTTGGTCTCTGCATGGCTGGCGGTGCTGGCGGCCCGCTGCCTGCCTTGCGCATGGGCGGGCGCGTTTGTTCGGCTCGCTGGCGTTGGTGCTGGTGCTGTTCATCGGCTGGCGGCTCTGGCCTGCGCCGGGCCGGTATACTCCGCCGCCGGTCAGCTACCCCAGAAGGCGCACACGGCCCACGCC